TTCGGCTATTACTTCAGAAGCGACTACAAGAGCCAATGCAGACACAGCTGAGGCTACGGCTAGAACAGCTCTCGCCGCTCGTGTAACAACGGTTGAAGGGTCTACTGCGGCGAATAGTTCGGCAATAACTTCAGAGGCAACCACGAGAGCCAACGCCGATTCAGCCCTTGCATCCAGTATTAGTACGCTCCAATCTTCAGTATCCAATAATAACTCTACGCAATCTGCGGCTATCCAAACAGAAGCGACCACAAGAGCTAACGCAGACTCAGCTCTTTCAAACAGTATCACTACTTTGCAGTCAACGGTTACAAGCAACAATACAACCCAAGTTGCTGCCATTCAATTGGAGGCCTCGACTAGAGCAAGCGAGACATCCGGACTTTCTGCTCAGTACACGATTAAGGTCGATCTTTCAGGGTTTGTCTCTGGGTTTGGACTTGCTTCGACAACATCAGGTGCTAACCCGTCAAGTGATTTTGGTATTCGTGCGGACAGATTCTGGGTGGCCCCGCCGTCTTATGTGAGTGCAACGGCACCTTCAGCAAATTTATATCCTGGGATGACTTGGCGTGATACAAGCGTTACGCCGTACGTAAATCGTTACTATACCGGGTCTGCATGGAGTGTGACGCCGCAGAACCTTCCCTTCGTTTTGCAGACATCACCAACCACTATTAACGGAGTTAATGTTCCGGCAGGGGTGTACATCCAATCTGCATATATCCAGAACGGATCAATATCCAATGCCCAGATCGGGAATCTCGCCGTTGACGCGGCAAAGATAGCTAATGCCGCCATTGTTACTGCAAAGATTGCGGACGCAAACATAACCACTGCAAAGATTGCAGACGCAAATATAACGACAGCTAAGATAGGGTTGGCGCAGATTACAACAGCGCTGATACAGAATGCTGCAATAACCAATGCGCTCATTGCTGACGCGAACATCACTACAGCAAAAATAGCTGACGCAAACATCACAACGGCCAAGATTGCCGATGCACAAATCACGAACGCAAAAATTTATAGCCTTGACGCTGGGAAGATTAACGCAGGCTACATCAGTGCCGATAGAATTCTTGCCTCTTCGTTAACAGCAGACAAGATCAATACCAATGGCTTGATGATTCGTGACGTATACGGAAACATTATTCTTGGCTCAGGATCTGCACTTAATCCAGATTATGCAGCAAATGGAACAAGAAACTCAGACCTTGTTCCGAGCATTAGTAACGCAGCGTTAACGGCAAATTGGAATAATGTTTACGGTGGTGGTAAACCTCAAGATAATGCGACTTGGGGTGCTGAGTGGGGCAGTCAAGTATATGGAGGTGGTAAACCACAAGACAATGCAACACTTGGGGCACGATGGGATCAGGTTTGGGATTCTGGTGGCAGGCCTGAGAATTATGCAACGAATGGGGCTACATTCGGATCGAACATATATGGTCAGATTGATTCAAATAGTGTCTGGACTTATATCGCTAATGGTGCAATCCAAAACGCTCAGATTGGTAATGCTGCAATTAACAATGCAAAGATTGGAAACCTAGAAGTCGACACAATCAAAATCCGAGGTAATGCAGTTACTGACTCGGGTGTTATTGCTAACGGCGGGACAGTCGGTTTTTATAGCGCTCAAGACTTTAGCGTTTGTTTAACGGCATTTAATCCAGGTTGCTATGCCAATCGTAATTCAGTATTGGTCATAGTAGCTGATGGAGCTTGGGAAGTTGGTCAAGTAATTGGTGGAGACTATCCGTATGGTGAATTTGAAAGTAGACATTACGCTGCAACCAGTATTTTTTATGTCACTTTTGGCGCTGGAACTCATTACGTTGGTTTTTATATGTCAGACGGTTATTTGCTTGGTGAACCACGACTTCTGTATCAGGTGTTTAAAAGATGAACTCGATCACTTTTTATAATCGTTTAAATGGCAAAATCATTGGGCAGCTAACGGCAACTGATAGCAGCCTTCAAATAACCAAAGAATCTCCATTCCATGCTTGGGTAGATGATCTATGGTTTGCGCAAACGCACTACATCCCCAGTGGTGAAGTTACGCTTAGACCAGAAAACCCCGCAACGCTTACCGGTTTGGAACTAACAAATCTGCCTGTGCCTTGCGTAGTCAAAATCGGAACCCAAAGCTACCCGTGCACTGAATCGACAGCCACGCTTAGCTTTAATCAGCCTGGTACTTATAAAGTCACGATCGAATCTTGGCCACATCTCGACAAGGAGTTCTCAGTTGATTATCCAGCATAACGAAGACTACCGAAAACTCAGGGCGGCAGAGTATCCAAAACTGGCAGATCAGATGGATGCCCTATGGCACGCAATGAACGATGGGTTAATGCCCAAGATTGAGCCCATGTATTCCCAGATAAAAGCAGTTAAAGATAAGTACATAAAATTATGAAAACGGTTATTTACGGACAGGATGCCCGAGTTTGTGCATGGGTGGGGGAGCGTATTAACGAGGGTAAGTTCGATGACGCAGTTGGTCTCGGGCTAGAAAAAGATGGTGAGTTAGTTGCTGGTGTTGTTTTTAATGAATATTCTGGCACAAGTATCAATATTCACGTAGCGGCTGAGCCCGGAAAACGCTGGATGAACCGTGATTTTTTATTTAGGGTGTTCGCATATCCCTTTTTGCAGTTACACTGTAGGCGTGTAACGGGGTTAGTACGTGTTGATAACCTACCAGCGCAAAAATTTGACGAGCATCTGGGCTTTGTACGCGAGGGATTAATCCGCTCGGCGTGTGCAGATGGTACCGATATGATTCTCTATGGCATGTTAGCCAGTGAGTGCAGATTTTTGAGGTTAGGTAGAAACTAACATGAGACTTAATTCATACTCCGATATGCTCCCAGATCGCGCTTTTCAGCGTGGGTTGGATGGACGCGTTATTCCCCAAGGTAAGGGCAGTTCCGTTAGTGCTCCAGATCCAGATCCGAGTATCGGTGCATCGCAAAAACAGATGTCCGATCTGGCTGAACGAGAATATAAAGACTTTAGCGAAAAAGTGTGGCCGACTATGGCAGCACAGTCGCAGTCTCAGCTCGAAGCATCGAATAGGCTTTCTGCTCAGCAGTATGACATCAACACGCAGAACCAAGCCATTGCCACGGCATACAACAAACGTATGACCGATGTGTTCTACCCGATGCAAGACAAGCTCATAAAAGAAGCTAACGACTACAACACGGAAGGCAACCGTGAGCAGATTGCGTCTTCAGCAATCGGGGATGTTAATCAGTCGTTTGCGGCACAACGCGCTAACAACTCAATGACTGCGCGCAGTTACGGCATTAATCCGAACTCGGGTAGAAATGACGCCATTAACGCTGCGACCGATGTGATGCAGGCTTCTGCCTCGGCCTCTGCGGCGACGCGCGCGCGTGATGCTGCCCTGCAGCTTGGGTGGGCAAAGTCCATGGATGCAATTGGTCTGGGTCAAGGTCTAGCGGGTAATCAGGCGACCTCAACAAGCCTTGCGCTTAACGCTGGTAACAGTTCACTGGCAGCAGGACAAGTACCCATACAGAACGCCTCGACGCTAGGAAGTAGTATGAATCAGGGCTATGGCGGTGCGGCGGGCATTTATGGCAATGTGGGCGCGCTCGGTGCGCAGTCTTACGGTACGCAAGTTAGTGCGTGGAACGCCCAGCAACAAGCTAACGCTCAGTCCTCAGCGGGTATTGGTTCTGCTCTTGGTGCAGTGGCTGGTGGGTTTATGAGTGGCGGCACAGGTTCGCTAGCCTCCAAGTTGCTCTCAAAATTTTAAATAGGTGATCTGATGGGATTCAACTTAGGTGTAGCGCTTGGTGCTGGTGCCCAATCCAGTGTGAGCACATTCGAGCGGCTAAATAAAGAAGCTCGTGACCAGAAGATGTTTGACGCATGGCAAAAAGAACAAGACCAGAAAGAGGCGTTGACCCAAGCTTCTAGTGATACGTACGGTCAGGTCGGCCAGAATAAATACGATAACGTCGAAGCCCTACTTGCCCCGAAAGAGGAAGCTCAGGTCTTCGCAGGTGACGGTCAAGGTCAAGTCGGTGCTGATGGAAAACCAGTACCTGTCCAAGCGATCCCGACCCAACCGCAAGAGGGTACTACCGCGTACACACGCGAGATGGCTGATGCAGACTTCACCAAACGCGCCTATGGTATTAACTTCGACATGGGGCGCAAGGCCGAGCGCGAAGGCTTGGATATTAGCAATGCCCGTCGAGTCGATTCGCGCGGTAAAGCTGAAGATGATTTCAGCGCATGGAGCCAGAACTCACTTGCCCAGATCCAAAAAGATCCTGTTAAGTGGGCACAAGACAACCTAAAGGATTACAACAAGCCCCCTAAAGGTGGACACCTTGATGACGGTATGACTGCTGAGGTTGTACAGGGTGCTGACGGAAGCTCCTCACTTGTGCAGAAAGATACCAAGGGTAAGGTTGTGTCGAGTACACCCATCAATTCGCAGACTGCCATGGCTGCGTTTAAAGACATAGCATTTGCAAAGTATCAATCACTCCCCGGTAAGTTTAAAGAGGGTGAAGAGCTTAACCTTAAAGGTCGTGAAGTCGGCGCTAAAGAACTTGAGGCAAAAGCTAAAGCTGGCTATTACGGTGCGGCTGGTGCAGCCATGGGGAAAAAGCAAACGGCTACGGACGTCCTTAATGAAAAAGCTGACGCCATGGCGACTGGGTTCATGGGTGGTGGAACGAATAATCCAAAAACAGGTGAACCGTTTAAAGATACTAAAGAAGCTCGGGCATATGCACTCCAAGTACTTACTAGAGACCCTAGCGCAAAACCATCCAAAGCTGAGGTTGCTGCCGAGGAAGTTGGGTACATAGCTCAAGACTTAGTTAAAGGTCAGGAAATAAATCCGGCTACTAAAAAACCTTATACGGTAGAAGAGGCAGACGCTGCTGCTTGGAAAATCTATAAGGGGAAGGGCAATCAAAAGCCCACGGTCGATTGGAAGGTCAGTACCGACGGCACGATGCGTACAACCCCAAATGGAGATCGGGTACAGGAATTCCGTGATGGTGCAGGATGGGTCGATAAAGGAACTCCTAAAGTATCAGAGTCTGCTGCGAGTGCTGGAGTTATAGGTGCCGTAGACGCAAAAGGTCGTGCAGGGTTTAAGGGTGCTGATAACAAGTGGTACGACAACGAGAAAGACGCTTTCGTAAGTATTGATAAAGCCGCAAAGACTAGCGCAGCTATGAAGCAAAGCGTAGCGTTGGAAGACCCAACCGGAGAAGTCCCACTACCTCCAAGTGCTCGAGGTGTTCTGGCTCCATCCAACGCTAATGAACGATTCACAATTGCCTCAATGTACAAGCAGGGGTTTGAGCCGATCGGGCGTCAAAAGAATAGTGCCCTAGGCGGTGGTACGTTGGTTTTTGAAAATAAGAAAACTGGTGAACGTCGTACGGCAAATCAAACAAAATAAATTCTTTGTAGAGGCTAGACATGGCGTTGCTTAACGATTTTGAACCACTAGACAATGACCCTGTTCAGGATATTAGACGGCAAGACCGTAACGCTTTAGTATCAGGCGTATCATCAGGTATCGACGATCTGCAGGGCCTTGGATACTCTGGTATCGCAGCTATCGGTGATCTAGTTGGCTCTAACAAGATAAAAAACTGGGGTGAGGAGGGCGCTGATCGAAACAGCATAGAGTCAAGGTTAAACGGTCGCCCAGACCTAGAGAAGATTGAAGACATTAGCTGGGGCAACGCTGCCCCGATGTTGGCGTATCAGATTGGTAAGCAACTCCCTAACCTAGCTGGATCAGTAGCTACCGCTATCGCACTCCCCGAAGTGGCTATACCCGCTGCGCTCGCACGAGGTGCGGCGTTCGTTCCAAGAATACTTGGTGGTGGTGGGGCTGCAGCGCTTGAGGCTGGGTCGTCGTTTGCAGCCAGACGTGCAGCTCTTGAAGGCGGCAAAGACTTAGCCCGTGCTATTACGGGCGGTGCTGCGTTTAATTACGGCACGGGCGTGGGCTCGATGTATGACTCTGCGAGCGAGAACCCAGAAGATAAAAGCCCCGGTGCTACTGCCTTCCTTGGTGCGGTTCCGCATGCTCTGGCCGAGACTATTCCCCAAGCTATGTTGTTTGGAAAGCTCGCCAATGGCAGTGGTGCCTCGGGTAATCTGCTGACACGTATGGGCAAGAACTTTGCCGTGCAGGGCGCATCGGGTGCGACAAGTGAGCTTACGCAAGGTGAGCTTGAGATGGCAGTTGGCAAGCCACTTACTGATGACGAGAAGTTCAGCCAGCGTTTAAATGCCGGTGTGATTGGCGGTGTAGTTGAAGGTGTGATGGGTTTGCCCGCTGGCTTTAGAGGCCGTAGGCCAAGCGCGGGTGGTGCAATTGGTGCTGCCATTAATGAAAACGATTTCACGAACACCTCTTCGCTTACGCCTGAGCAAATCGCTGCCAACTCCCAAGCTAAAGCCGTGGCAAGTATCGGCCCGCAATTGCTGACTCCTGAACAGATTAAACAGAACGAGGCTGACTCCGCAGCTGTTGCTGCCGCTAATATCCAGAAACAACAAGCTGATGCTGCCGCTGCAGCGCAGCAGACACAGGCATCACATGATGCAGGCTTTGCTACTGTCGCAGGGACGTTTGGTGTTCGTCCAACCATGGGCGCAGATGGTAATCCAACGGGACAATTCTCAATCGGTAGTAAACCAATTTTTACCCAGAATGACGCTAAGGCATTTATCGTCGGACTCGAAAAAGCGTCCTCCAATATGTCACCTGAGCAAAAGACGCTTATCGGTGCGGTTATTAATTCGGGTGCGGTACAAGTCACGCCTGACGCAAACCCTAAAGGGGTAGTGAACGCAGTTACAGCGTACCTAAAGAAGAACCAGTTAGACACGGCTGCAAACCCTGCTGAAGTTATCTCCAGGATTGACGCACAGATTGACGCGATCCCTGCAAGTGAAGACATACGTCTTGATGGCAAGGGTGCTAAGTTTGCCAACGAGCTAAACAAACTACACAAAGAATTAACTGGGGCTGACTCACCGGCTAGGGAACGTGCGGTGGCGCGTAATGACGCACATCAAGCTGAGGTAGCCAAGGCTGAGGCGGATAAGCAGGCCGCTAAGCAGGCAACCAAGGACGCCAAGAAAACACCCACTGGTAAACCCGCTGCTAAGTCTGCATCCACTGCCGTAGCTACCACGGCTGCAACACCTGTTGCTACCGATACAAAAGTTGACTCTACTGCACCAAGTGCAGTTACAACGGCTACATCAGACGCAGTTAAAGAAGCACAGGCACGTCTGGATGCCGCAAACGCTGCAACTGATCCGCTCTACGCCCCAGCAGTCGAGCTAATACAAAAAAATAATCGCGCATCGGTGTCGCTTATCCAACGACATTTCCGGGTTGACTATAAACGCGCACAAGATTTGCTAGGACAAATGGAACGCGCAGGGTTGGTATCGCCGGCAGCGCCAGATGGTCTTCGCACGCTTTTAACTCAAAACACTACAGGAGCATCAAATGAAGGATTGCAAAACACTGCCGGGCTGGGAGAAGTTCCAGAGCAAAGCGGAACAAATGAAACTAGCGGAAACCAAATTGGGCTTATACGATCAACGGGCGTTCAACCCGTCGGAGCAGGAAGTATCGTTGCTGGATCGAATGGCGAGCAAAATGACACCAGCGGAGATGGTGGAGATGGACAACGAGCCGTACTCACCCCCGATGCCAATATTTCCAATGATGGCAGTCAAACGCAGGAAATAAATCCTGCACCAAAGCTCACGTCTTCCGGTAAACTCATCGGTTCCAAAGGCCGCGCTCCAAGAAAGGATGACACAAATGGTCAAACCACCGATAGACCCGCAGCAGGATCAGGAACTGCAGGTACCGGACTCTCTATTGACACCAGTGGAACCCGCATTGTCGTCAGATCAGACTCCCAAACGGGGGACGCTGGCGCACGACAAGATGGTGACACGCAACTCGATAGAGATATTCAAGGCAATTCTACCGGCCTTCGAACGCAGTCAACTCAAGAAAGCGAAAGACCCCTCGTCGAAATAGAGGCCGAAAAAACTCGATCATTTATTGGTGATTTTTTATTACGAGTTTTTCGTCACGCCACTCCGCAAGGTCAAGATCTTGAAGCGAAAGCCAAATTTTTCCAAGAAAACTGGGGTCGGGCTCTAGCAGACCGTAATAACACGCAGGCAGAAATTGCCAAAGAGCTAGGGGTAACTGAGTCTCAGATTAAGAAATGGAGTGCAGATATTCCTCGTAATAGTGGGGATATATCGCGTTGGCTGGCTAAGTACGCCACCTCACTCAACGCTATCGGATCTTCGATTCAGTTGCCGGAGGGCATGACCCCGACTGATCTTTACCAAGCACTTATTGCACCAAGCGAAGTTACGAAATGGATTGAGTCTGCGGATCGTGAGAACGAGAAAAGCGAAATCCAGCAGTTCTTGGAAGATGGCTCAGGTGTTCGTGGCTTCGAGCAAGAATCTGTACTGGGCGATGGGTCTATAGACAGCGAAGGCAATATCGAGTCTAACGTCAATATTCGTACTGGTAGCACCGGCGCGAGCAAAAGTGAGTTTGGTAATACAAACGAAGCCGCTGCTGCCAAATGGGAAGCACTCCAAGCAGCTAATGATGCCGCGCACGAAGCTGGCGATCAGGACTTGGTAGAGTCCACTCAGAAAGCGCTTGATGATTTTGAGACAAAGCAGGCAACAGCCAACATCAAAGCGGCCAAGAAAAATCTAAGCAAGAAAGAAACGGGTACAGAAAAGCCTAAGAAAGTAACCACACCTAGAAAAGTCGCTGCCGAGAAAACCACTGAGAAAGCAGCACCCGCGCAGACCGCTGCGGTAGGAGAGACACGCAAGGACGTGGCTAGTAGGTCATGGGACAAAGCCGTTGCCGTAATCCCCGGTGCCAAGAAGTTCTCAGAGCTAACCGAGAAGCAACAGTCAGACTTTGCAGCCTTTGACCTGCCGAGCCAAAAGCTAGCGGACGTAGTTAAGTTCATGGAGAAGAATGGGCTCGTACCCAAAGACGACGCTATCCAGAACAGTACCAGCAATACGAGTACCAATGGAGAAACTGAAACGGTTGCTTCCGCAAATGCTGCGGTTAAAGAATTTGTTGGAACCCTAAACGAAAGCCGTCTGGTAGTTGTTGAATCGGTTGAACAATTACCTGCTGATATTCGTAACCACCCGAAGTTCGACGCTAACTCAAGGGGTGTCGTTGCGGGTGGAAAGGCTTACCTGATCGCGGGAAATATCCCCAAGGGTATGACACGGGCTGTGTTCCTTCATGAAGTTGGCTCCCATCTCGGTATTCAACGTCTGCTTAACGACGCTCAGTTTGACAAGCTAGTAGATAGTATTGTTGCATGGGCTGGAAAGCAGGACGACTCCATCGAGTCCAAGATTGCTGTCAAAGCACTTGGCCGAGTATTTTCTGCTAACGCATCTGACAATCAACGTAATACCGAGCTTGTTGCGTACTTCCTTGAAGAAGCGATCAACATGGGTGTTGATCCTACGGCGCTGAGCTACAAGTCCGAGCTTGGTCGTTGGTTCCGTTCGGTTTACGCTGCCATGAAAGCAGCGATACGTAAACTTGGGTTCAATCCAGAGAAGCTCACTGCGCAGGATATGGTCGACATGGCCTACGGTGCAGCCAAGTTAGAAATGTCTGGAAGCTGGCACGGCACCGCAGCATCATTCAGAAAATTTAATCACGCGTTCATGAACTCAGGTGAGGGCGCTCAGGCTTTCGGTTGGGGTACTTATGCTGCCCAACGCTTTGGTATTGGCCAAGGCTATCGTGTGCGTGATATTAAAAATAAAGGACGGCAATCAGACACTAACCAAGGCTCACTGCACCGTGTGGACTCAAACATCGCTGACTACGAGTGGCTAGATTATGATGCGCCGATGTCCGAGCAAAGCGATCACGTCAAACAAGCCGTTGAGAAAATACGCTCAGAGATTGGGCAAGAAAACTTTGATGACTACCTCGATCAGATAAACATCGACGCAACTGAGATGACGGGTAAAGATCTTTACAAAATACTTGAGCGAGCAAGTAGAGACGATACGATCCCATCGAACAACCCAGACGTGCTGGATGCACAAGAGCAGGGTCAGGACGACCGCGCAGCGTCCATGTATTTAGATGAGCATGGTGTCAAAGGTCTCAAGTTCTTGGACGATCCAAGCCGCTCGGGTAATCTTGTTCGTAAACGAACTGCCCGCTACACTAGAGACGTCCAAGCTGCAGAGGTTTTGCTCCAAGAGTCAAAAGATGAGTTAGAGAAATACATTGCGGAAAAACCGAGCGAGTGGGAATTAAAACACCCCGTGTCTCTTGCAGGGTTTTACATATCTAAGGATAAGTGGCTACCTAAAAGACAAGAGGACGTTACTCGCGCTGAGCAATACCTTGCCGAGCGTAAAAAGCGATTAGCAGATTACGTTGCTAAACATCCAGAAGTTAAAACGGCAACGCGTAACTCGGTTATTTTTAACGACAAGAACATCCAACGTGTAGCGACTGCCCGTAATGGTGATGTGGGAGACATGCAGTTCTCTCTACCTGCCAAGGGTGTTGTTGCCAAGAACATAGCCAAGCTCCCCCCAAACGCACAGCTCTATTACAAGTCCTTCGCGGAGCAAATCCAGCGTGGTGTGATGGCACTTTCCTTTACCAAGGATCTGGTTGCGCGCGCTGAGAAATACATGCCGTCCGCCGTGTCGTATATGCGTGCCATGGGTGAGCAGGTTGCCATCCGTAATGATGAACGCCGCGCCGTTGAAAAGATTGGTCAGAGCTTTGAGGCACTGTCTGCAGCCGATCAGCGCTCGGTCAACGCACTCATTAAAGAATCCACACGTAACAAACGCTGGGCATTTACACCGAGCTGGCTTACTAATGCGTCGACAGGGCAGAACACTGCCAAGGTTGACCCGGGCTTGGAACTTGCCTATAAGAACTTGACTACTGACGCAGCCCGTCAGGTCGTGCGTAACGTGTTCGCCCATGGCTACTCAAGCATGAAGCAGATCCAGCACCAGATCGAAGACACCACGATCGCAAACTACGACATTGGTATTGCTAACGCACGCGCTGTGGGAGACGTCAAGGAAGTCAAGCGACTCGAAGATGAAAAAGACTTTGAGCTCGGACATCTCAATAGCGTAATGAATATACGTGGGGAAAACCCTTACGCACCGCTCGGTCGTTTTGGCGATCATGTTGTCACCATGCGCTCGCCCGAGATGATGATGAATCAGGACATCCTGAACAATCGCAAATCAGGCCAGTACGACGAAGCTGCGATCAAAGCCGCCCAGAAGTTTGTTAATAAGAATCGTGATGACCCCAAGCACTTCCAAGTTCACTTCGCAGAGAACGGTGTGCAAGCTGCCAAGATCGAGGAGCAGCTCAAGAAGTATGGCGAAACCCAATCCTTTATGAAGGACGATGCAGCCAATAAGTTTGGTGGCAAAGAGATGCAGGGCTTGCTGTACCGCACACGTAGCTTGGCTAATAAGAAAGATGAGGACGACTTAAGCGCAAGCCACCGGGCAATTAACAACTTACTGACCCAGCTGCACCTGCAGCTTCTGAGCGAGCAGAGTGCTCGTCATTCCGAACACCACCGTGATGATATTGCCGGTGCGACGAACAACATGATGCGCTCGTTCTACCAGCACGGCGTGGCAAACGCGTCCTTTCTGGCAGGGCTTCATAAGTCCAAGGAAATCCAAGACTCGCTCGACGGCATGAAAAAGGAAGCTGAGGACATTACGACTGACAATCGTATGGAGCGCCAAGACCTGCATAACGAGATCCTTACCCGCCATGGTATGGGCATTGAGTCTAAAGAAAATAAGTTAGTCGGCAAGATCCTTAAAGCCAACTCGGTCATGCAGTTATTGACCAAGCCCCTGTACTACGTGCAGAACGCGATGCAACCATGGACGATGAGCTTGCCCTATCTGGCAGGTCGTTTCCAAGGTCAGGCGGTGAGTGCGATGCTGACAGCCTATAAAGATGTGGGCGCTGTGATGGCGGGTAATAACCTGACGCGTGACGTGCTTGATAAATTGCCCAAGGACGTGCAGAAGGCTGTCCACGAACTGATGGAGCGCGGTGAGCTTAACGTCGATCTCGACCAAGAGATGGGTGATCGTTTGAAAGGTACAGATGCATTTAGCCGTGTGACATCCAAGCTGCAGACTATGGCAGAACGTGTCGAGGGGATTAACCGTGTGACAACTGCTGTCGCGGCTTACCGTCTGGCCAAACCTACCATGGGTCACGATGCTGCGGTCAAGTACGCTGGCAAAACTGTTTACGATACTCATGGCGATTACTCAGGCTTTAACGCACCGCGCATTATGCGCACGCAGACCGGGCGTGTACTGACTCAGTTCCGTAAATTCCAGATGGTGCAGTTGTCGCTGATGGTTAAACTCGGTCAGCAAGCATTTACCGGTGCATCCAAAGAAGAGCGCGCGGTCGGTAAGTACGCACTAGGGTATACCCTAGGCACTGCATTTACCTTCGGTGGGTTGATGGCGCTGCCCGGCTACAAAGCCATTGCATGGATGGTTGGAAAGATAATGTCCGATGGCGATGAACCGGACGATCCAGAAGCACAAGAAGCCCGCATGCGTCGTGCCATTGGCGACACAGGGCTCGCAAACTTCCTACTCAAAGGTGTTCCCAAATCACTTGGCATGGACATGGAACCTATCTTTGGTGGGTTTGGTGGGATGCTGTCTCTGCTGCCCTACACCAAGATTGAGGATGCGTCCCGAAGCACTGCGGAGAATATTCTTCTGGGTATGGCTGGCCCAACTGCGGGTCTAGCTGCCAAGACCTTTGAGGGTATGGGTAAGATGGCTGATGGTGACTTTATCGGTGGTCTGCAAAAAGCACTGCCCACAGGTATTGCCAATATCGTTAAGGCGTTCGATCAACAAGAAAAGGGATTGACGCGTGCCAACGGAGCTACGATTTTGTCACCAGCTGAAGTCGGGGTGTTTGACTCCATGATGACCGCTGTTGGGTTAAAGACCAATACGTTAGCGGATAAGGAATTCATCAATCGCGTGGAAACTACCTACGAAGCGTACTACCGAAAAGAAACGCAGAAGGTGGAACACGATTACGTTCAAGCGTATAAGAAGGGGGATAGCGCTGCCATGCAGGACGCACGGGAGCGATGGACAGAGATCAATGCATCGCGCAGAGACCTTGGGTTTAAAACCCAGCCCATGTCACAGCTCTTTAAAGCCCCGCAGGCTGCTCGTAAGTACGATCAACGCACCACGAAAAACCTGCAAACTAGTGGGGTAAAAGCTGCTGGTTATGCCAACTAAAATGCGGAGGGTAAAACGGAGGGTAAAACGGAGGGTAAAAACAGCCCTTTTGGGGAAACCGCTAGACGGGCTGTTGTTTTCAAGCACGAATTAGGTATCAATACCGCCTACCAGTACCCACTTTTTAGTGGGTATTTTTTTGTCTGTTTGGAACGCTGTGAGACGCCAAGAGCCAGCGTTTATGCGGCTCTTCAGTTTTCTAGACCTTACTAGGTTATCTCAGCCAGCGTCTCTGATTACCTCCTTTTACCTGTACATCGCTGATTATTTAGGGTAAAAAGTAAGGTCTTATACCCTTTTGCCGAAGGTAAAAATGAAACTAAAAGACATGCAGCTCCGCAGCGTAAAAGGCTCGGAGAAGCCCGTAAAGCTTGGAGACGGGACAGGGATGTATGCGTACGTAAGCCCAAGCGGCATGATTACCTTCCGAATGAACTACAAGTACGGGGGTAAATATAAAACCCTAACGATGGGTCGATACCCTGAGATGTCCCTCGCTGCTGCGCGCAAGGCCACAGAGGCTGCAAAAGCCGACTTGGATGTGGGGCGTGACCCGATGGTGGTTAAAGTTGCCAAGAAGGTAGCCCTCGTTATCCAGACTGAGAATACGTATCAAGTTGCTTATAAGCTGTGGCTTGAGAAGGAGCGCAGTGGTTGGGTGGACGAACACTTTGAACATGTCACGACCCGCCAAAAGAATGACGTATTACCCTACCTTGGGCACAGACCGCTGGAAGAGATTACAGGCCCTGAGATCCTGCACGTAATCGAGCGTATCGTGCAACGCTCCAATGACATCGCGCATAGAGCGCTATCCGATATTAAGCGGGTCTTTTCAATTGCTGTCATTCGTGGGATGGTTCAACATAATCCCGCGCGGGACTTGGTGGGTGCGCTGCCAGCGGTTAAGACCAATAACTTTGCTGCGATTACCGATCCCGCTGAACTCGCTGTGCTACTTAAAGCAATTCCGCATGCCAAGGTACGTCCTTCGACAAAGTGTGCGCTCTGGTTAGTGCCCCGTGTGGCGATTAGACCTGGGGATATTCGTCGTGCTAAGTGGGAGGATATTGATTTCAAGAACAAGTCTTGGAGCTTTACGCCAAATAAGACCGAGAAGAAACTGGGAACACAGTTGATTGTGCCCCTAGCTACTCAGGTCGTGGCAAAGCTTGAGGAACTAAAACTTTTAACGGGCGATGGAGAATATCTTTTTCCCGGATTACAAAAGTCTAGACCCATTAGTGACGGCACGTTAAATACGGCGCTCGTGCGTCTGGGGTTTGAGAGAACAGAGACTACCGTGCATGGGTTTCGTGCGACCTTTCGTACCATTGCGGAGGAAGTCCTTAACTTCAAGGACACCTACCTCGAGCAACAACTTGGCCACATGGTGAAGGATCTCCACGGCACGGCCTACAACCGGACTAAGCACCTCAAGCAGCGTACGAGCATGATGCAGGTATGGGCTGATTATCTGGATGCGTTAGCCGAGGGTAGGGATACCAAGGGGTTCATTCAGAGTTAGACACGGAATCTATCCATGCACGGATGGCTTGCACCGGCCACGCCACGCAGTTACCAAATCGTTTAGGCCTAGGGAAAGTGCCCTGCTCAATCATTCGGTAGATCGTGGCACGGGAAAAGGGGATGATCCGGGTAGGCCCCCCAATCAAGTCGCTGAGCCGAACCATACCCTCGACGGGTAGTTGTTTAACCTTTTCCATTACATCACCTTTCTAATTGAAGTTACGTTATCTAGGCGATTAAGCCCACCGTGTATTGCTTGAAGTTTGTTGTAGTCCAGACAAATGCAGCGCGCCTGCCCCACAACCTGACCAGTACCCCGACCTAAAAAGAAGCGGTTGTCCTCTAATGGGATGGGTAGTCCCATGGCTTCTGCCGCACCGATCAGGGACGCGTATGTGGTGCGATTTGCTGAGCACCAATCTCGGATAGCAGCGATAGATAAATACAAGCGACCCGCAAGTCGTTCTTCTACCTTGTTGCCAATGATGTAGCGACCCACAGGGTTAACTACGGTCTTGGTCAATATCTCTGGCGGATCACCCCGTTTGTCGCGATACTCATTACTCACGATGATTTGATTAGAGAATGAGGTCAGCATGGCGCTTAATGCGTCCTCTGGCGTGAGCGAGTTGGTGGTTGATACGTCCATGGCAAGCTCGGCAAACAAACGCACCACGTAGTCAAATAGCAGCTCCATGTCGAAATCCGTCGCACCGATACGGTTGCATATCTCAATGGCGGCCAGCGAGCACTCGGCATGTCCACGATAGAACCGGTACTTGGTTTCGGGGACAGCCTTCTCGATACGTGCTGCCCACTTGAGCATGATGGCCTCGACCTCGAGCCGGTTGGCTACGACGTAGCGCAGGAGTGCATCACCCGCCATCCCTTTGCTGCGCTCCAGTTTGCGCACCGCTGCGTTGACCACGCTTGCCTCGTTCTTAACCATCTTGTGGTTATCGACCTTGATCTGGATCATGCGCACGGCCTCCGCTTGGGAGTTGGCGTTCTTGCTAGACAGGATGGCATGGAGATCCGCGTTAGCGGTCACAAACACAGACATCGCCCATGTGTTGGTATCGGCAAAGCCCACGCCACTGCCCTTGGTCACGGTCAGGCGCATCTTTTCTTCGCCAAGGGATACGGTGTAGCAAAAGGCTGACATCTCCTCTGGGTCAATGTTGGTGACTTCATCCACCAGAATAGGCAAATCCTTGTACGTACCCATCAGCATGTAACGGGCGTTCAGCGTCGCACCTTGGTCGGTCTTGAGGGACATCTTGTCGGGGTCGCCAAAAGCCGAGAGTGCCGCACGAGCCAGAGTCGTTTTACCCATACCGGTCTCGCCACCGACAAGCGCAAAGACTAAGCCCTTATACAGCGGATCACTTGACAGGTTAGTGAGCACCGAGCCCAGAGCGGAGGCGATGGTGTACTGGCGATACTCCTGTCCCTCATGGCTGTACAGAAACTTAATGGCTTCCGCCCACTCGTGCAGTGAGCCCTTGGGGTAGGGGAAATTATCGAGCTTGCCCCGTGCGTTGGTACCCACCAATACCTCGCGCACCGTACCATCGAAGTGATACATCCGGTCGCCTAGTAGGAAGTTCTGAGAGTCATCCTGCCACCCAAAGCTCTGGTAAGTATTCTGTTCATCAGTTTCTTGCTTAAGCTTTTCAAGCCAGTCCTTCATGTATGCGGTCATGTGCATTCCGGCATCCTTATTGTTCGTTGTCACGATCTGGTACTCCGCGAGCGACTTTTGAAGCTCCATGGGTGAGGCAAGTGAGCCTTGGCTAATATCGAAATCCTTGACGCCCTCGCGGGGCAAGTGCGCTCTGATGGAAAGTGCATACTTATCGTCTCCTCGTCTGATGCGTGTTCTGGGGTAGAACATGGTGGCACTGATAGCGAACTCGTGAATCACACCCTCGGCATCCTTTAGCTGACGGTGAAGTACACCTGCACGATTTACGTAGCCAGAGGGCAGGGCAGGTATGGTGGCCGTAATGACTGCTCCATCTTTCACAACCTCGACCTCGTGCTCGACCGTAACTTCCTCACGACGACCTAACACGATCGGGGATTTAAACTTGCCCGCGCCAAAGAACTCACAGCCTGCACAGCCACCGGGGTTGTTCTTCTCAAAGAATCCACAGGTAGTGGGTGCTGAGTCCCATGTGTTGTACATCTTGTCTACATCGAGCTGCCCGTGGTCTGTGTTGGCACGTTCACTGCTCCACGCATGGGCGAGCTCCACACCTTCTTGGCAAAACTTAATTACGCCGATCACACCGCGCCAGTGCTCGTAGCTCACATCGCCTTTAGTGTCGCGCATCTTGGCAACTTGCTGGCATTTATCTGCTACGGTATCTGCCCATACAGGGATGTCTGGTGGCAAGTGCCCAGTCAAGTCAGAGTTAAGATCCCGATCAAACTCAGGAGGCTCCAACTCAATGCTGTGGTTACTAACAAACTCTATTAATATCTCTTCAAATTTATCTACGTTAGTATCTGCTGCGTCGCGTACCAGCTTAACAATCCTACTGTCTCGTTTCTTATTCGTCGTTCCGATGGGACGCAATATACGTGCAAAGTCTGCGGTAATGCCGGTATCAACTAACACCTGCTGAAATGAAAGGGCAGCTTTAAGTGCCTGAGCAATCTTGATCCAACGGACAGGTGAGATCGACTCGGTAAGCGGCCAGTACCCATGGACGCCGTAGCCTGAGCTGACAATCATAGGGTCTGATAGACCAAGTGTGCGTGCAAACCCAATCAATGCTCGGGTAGCATCAGCTTGTAGTAAGTATCCCGCGCCTTTTGAAAACTTCTCCTGACCACAATCTATGTCTACCCAAAACGCTTTGGCTGATAGTTGGTTAGTAGGTACTCGGTATTTATGCTTGCCACCTTGTTCGACGAATGGTTCTTTGAAGGCAGCACATGCGTGGTAGATACTAACTTTGCTGCGTTTGTCTAGCTCCAGAGCATCAGCTGCCATGGTGGCTAAATCGGTATATGCCTTGTGTGCGGTGCGCTTTGTGGTGTTATCAATGATGGCTAGATAATGGACTCCCGTGGCAGGAAGTATGCGCTTAAAAAATTCGAGGGTATTCAATCAACGTCTCCTGCGACACAAATAAAAACGGGGAACGGCGTCGACTCCGCTCCCCGCCACCCTCACGCTCTAGTCATCGAAGTTCAAGTCACCCAGATCATCGAGATCAATATCCACTTCAACCGGTGTGGGCTTGGCCTTGGCTGCGGGCTTAGCCTTAGCGACTGGCGTAGCGACCTCGGCTTCTGCTGCCTCGACGGCTGCATCAACTTCATCTGCTGTGACAGTCTTGCTCTTGGCAACAGCTTCCTTGCTCGATGCTTTGGCGGCAGCGACAACGGTCTCGGCTACATCGGGGGCATCCACAGCGCTTTCAGAAGCCGTAAATCCACCAGCACCGAGGATGTTCTGCACCACATCAGATGAGGCCATCTCGATAGACTCATCGACAGCCGCCTCGGTAATAAACCCGACAGCCTTGAGCAGCAGCTTGGGAGTTGCTACGTCTTGATCGAAACTGATCTTGGTCACGACTGCGTTGTACGCCACGCCACGCTTAGCAAGCATTGCACCGTACTCACCAATGGCACGGATGGAAGCTGCAGGAACACGCAACAACATCGGATCGTTCAGTGCGTCAGGTGCAGCAACTGCCATACGGATTGAATCTGCACAGGCCTTACCCTTCTTGCCTTGCTCGGAGATGCGTGAGCCCCACTGGTTGTTCTTGCAGGTCGCACATGCCTTGGCTTGAACATTCACTGAGCTTGGGTCTGGGACTACACCCTCTGAGCTAAAGCAATCTGGCTTAGCATCTTCGCCTTCGGTGTAACCCTTTGCGTAAAACACTTTGCTCGTACCTTTGTTGACCTTAATCATCACCACATCAATGGAGGTGGCAGGTGAATCTGGATCTTTCGGGTTAGGCAAAATCTTACGCTCGCCATCACGAACGATGGCAAATACTTTACCCTTGATAGAGATTGAGGGAAATCCGCCCGAGGCTGCGTGGGCGATCAGGTCAGCGTTAATAGCTGCTGCGTTTTTGTTCTTGAGGTAGGCGGGAAGCGTGCCACCGTCAAAGGGGATGATGTTTGACATAATTAGTAACTCCGTGGGGGGTGTTAGGATAATACTATGCGCGGCGCACATTAACTACAACTTCTGAGCTCCAGTTCAAGCCCGGAGGTATATTTTGGTGCTGCTCTTGGTACTCAACAATGGCTGACTTTAGGGGACGAGCATCTAACAAAGGCCATGCATCGTTATCTTGCACAAACTTCAGAAACACACTCTTGTCTGCTGTTGTGCAGGATACGACTGTGGATTTATATGCTGTTCCAAACTCGGTACGTACTGACTCGGTACCTGACTTGGTAAATGTTTCCAGTAATTTGCCTTCGATCTTATCAAGAACCGCATCAATCTTGGCGGCTTTCTCTGTGTAGGCTGCTTTAATCTCAGCCTTCTTGTCGCGCAGTTCGACGTATTTACCAATCAATTCATCAATTTGCATGATGTAAATCTCCAGTGAAGTCACATACTAACACGGTTGTGTGTATGTGTGTCAATAGCTAACATATATTTTTACTGTTTCTCAAGCATGTCCAGCAGTAACGCTTGCATTGACTCCTTTTTCTCCAGTCGATCATAGATTTTCTCCTCAATGGCTGATCCTGAAATATTGATAATCCGTGTCTTGCTCTTCTGGCCAATGCGTAAAATTCGTGCATTCGCCTGACCGTATATATCGAGGCTGTAGATTGGGGCAAACCAAATAATTGTCGTAGCGGCAGTGAGGGTTAGGCCATGGGACATCGTGCCGGGGTTTGCCACCAGCACATGGGGGTTAGGGGCGTTCTGAAAGTTGCCAAATATCTGGTCGCGCTCGGACTTGGGCGTAGCTCCATGGACAACAGCAACTTCCCATTCATCTGATAACTCTTTGGCAACATGCTCAAGGGCTCCTGTGAGGGGTACAAATACGATCACCTTACCTTCGGACTCTGCAATCAGTTCTCGAAGCAACTCGATGCGGTTGGGGGCAGGGAGCATGACGCGCTGACCATCCACGGCGTACGCCACACCGCAAGCGATCTGGACTAACTTAGAGGCCTTCACAGCCTCGTTGAGCGCAAGAATCTCACCACCTGCATACTCGGTCTTGAGCTTACTGAGCATCATGTTGTAGGCACGTTTCTGAGCTTCTGACATCTCCGCATGGCGGTGTAGTATGACTTGCTCGGGGAGTTCTGTTACATCGTCGAGTGAAAACCGGATCGAGGGCTGCATCCACTCTCTAACTGTATCGTTGGCTGACGGCTTAGCCACGAACTTGAACGGGCCCCTGGAGTCCATCAGCGCGTCTCGCGCGGCTCCAAAGTATTTCGGTACGGCGGTGCTGCCCGGAGTCACCAGTCTGCACTGTGCCCATGCATCTGTTGGGGCGTTAGGCGTTGGCATCCCAGTAAGCGCCCAGACCCGTCGCTGCACGGGTTGTTTGTTGAGAATCTCGTTGAGTACCTTGAACCGTGTTGTTCCCGCGTTACGAAACATGGCAACCTCATCGACGATTACAACATCAATGTCATCGCGCTTAGCCAGAAGATCCTTAACGATTCGCAACCCATCGGTGTTGATGATGTAAATGTCTGCCGCCTTGTCTGCGAGTAGCTTCTTGCGTCGTTCGGCTGAGCCATACAGCACATTGGCTTGCAGGTGCGGGAAGGTCTTAAAGATCTCATCTGCCCAAGTACGCTCCATTGTGGAGAGTGGACAAATGATTAGTAGCTTTTTAACTTGTCGGGTAGTCCTCATGTAGTCGTAGGCCCAGAGCGAGCTGACTGTCTTGCCGGTTCCCATGGAGTTGTTAATAAAGCAGCGCGAATTCATCGAGGCAAAGCTCGCAGTCTCAAGTTGAGTCTGGTAGGGGGAAAATCTGCCGCTTGCTTTAGGCCACTCATAGTGCACCCGCATCGGGTCGGGCAACTTAAAACCTAGCGCGCGAAGTACCCGTGTCTCATCTGGTCTGTGGGGAACGGCAACGAGTGTGGCACCCTTATGCTTGACTAGCCGTGCCGTGGGGATGACGGTAGTGACACGAGCAGGGTCACGTAATTTTAGGATTACGGCCTTCTTTTCCTTCAGTATTGTTGCCATGGGATAACCTCAACGCTGCTTTCAGCGCAGTAACTTTGTCTTGCAGTGGAACATCATCGGGTATGGTCATACGACATACCTCCCGTCTATCTTTAATGCATATGTACGTATGTGCTGTCTCATAGGGTGAGACACTAAAAGGTGTTTCTTGCACACGCATCTCGTCAATACCTAGTATTTCTGAGAGTATCCATCTATTAGCTTGTACGTCTGAACTCATTGCGTGCATTAAATCTGATGGTACTACTACTTCTTCTTGCCGTACACAGTGGGGTGACTGTCTCTCCATGAGCGATTCTCCGATGCCGATACAACTCGTTGATTACTCTTGGCGTTAGTGCCGCCAGCGTCTAACATTTTTCTGTGGTCGACATCCTTACCGTCGCCTTTATGTACAAGTCCTGCTTTCATGGCTTCACGCCTAGCAGCGTTACGTGCTACACGCTTAGCGACTTGTTCCGGTTGTGCCTGATAAGCGTCGTCAGCTGCCTTCATGGCGGGTGTGCGTTCCGATCCCATCCAAATACTCCTTAAGCGGTGCTACGTTGTCGATGACCAACACCGTACCGCCCACAGCCCTAATCTCGGCGTGGACTGCTTTCTGGTTATCGGTCGTGCTATTTACTTTACCCGGTGCTTTAGTTTCAATGAAGAAAGCCTTGGCTCCGGGTGCCATGCAACTAAAATCAGGTATGCCGTGACGGGCAAAAGGCCCCGCCACAGGCATGTAGTACCAAATACCGTAGGCCTTAAGCAGCTTCTTGACGGCTGCTTTGACCCTTCCTTCAGGAGTTGAGGCCATGTTCCTCCAGTAAATCAACCGCTAACTGAAGTCGCTGAGCTAGCTCAATCTCCCAGTCGTTTAGTTCTTCCTTAAATTGTATATGTGTGAGTAACTCATCTGTACTCAAGCAGGATAGTGAGGTGGTTTGCATTGCTATTTTTTACCATTGTGAGGGCATGAAGTAACGGCACACCATGCACGACAGAGCCCTGAAGGCCTAGCTGGCCATTGGTTGTTGTCGTATGCAAGTTCTAATTTACGGACTGTCGGCAAAAACGACTGCCAGATAGTAGGTACATCGTCTCGTGTGAATTTTTCTGTATCTATTTTTTTGTCTTTGAGCCAAATAAAGCCAGTAGTAACTGTTTCTACTTGAGGAAAGGCAGCAAAAGTATACGCCGCATAGAGACTTAACTGGTCTGTTTGCTTACGTTTACCAGTTTTATAATCAAAAACTCCTGCTTTACTGCCATCAACTACTAACAAATCTAGAATTCCACGACTCCATGACTGTGCCCATGGGCTAGGTGCAAACGACTTGGAGATACCGATCTGATGCTCGACATACTTTTTACCTTTAAGCGCTGCTAACTTAGCTGCTATGCCTTCCCACTGCGACATACCTTCAGGAAGCGGTGTGCCTTCGGCAATGCGGTATTCAAAGGCTGTGTGAACGGCCTCACCCCACATGGTGTGCTCTGTTGGTGGGTCTTTAAAGTCTTTAGCGACACGCAAGTGGTAGAACTGTTTGGGGCATGTCGTGTACTTCTCTAGCTGACTAAACGTCCATGCGGCCATGAGCCCCCCATTGGGAAACACCACCAGACTTGATTGTCGGCGGTGTGTATATGTTAGCTCATTTGTACCAGACTTACAATCTTTTTGACGGCTTAGTAGCTAATTTATTTTCGTTAGCTTGTACTGTGACTGCTCGCTTCTTTTTACGAAATGAGCTCTGTACGGTTGTCACGTCTGTGAGCATGGTATCGAGCTCGTCTTCTTTGGATTGCCAGAATTCGCGCAGTAAGGCATTGCGTGCGTCCCACTCAAGTGCATCCTTTTCTTTCAGGCATTGCTCGCGTTCTTTATTCCATGTAGCGTATTGCTTGAGCAACAACAACCGGCGTGCTTCGAGGCTTAAAGACTGGCCGGTCAGTAATTCCTCTAGATGAATAACCTTTCTATCACGCTTGCGCTTAGCCGCCATGAACTCGCGCTGGTATTCGCCTTTGTTTCCACGCTTGGAGCGCGCTACGTCCAATAAGTTATCCAGTGCTTTACGATTCTGCCGACCGACAATAATCAGTTCGTTAAGCGACTCTGCGTCATCTTTGAACGGAAGCGCCCTAGGCTTTGCGACACAGGATTCTATGCGTCGGACGTGCTGCGAGTAGTAGGAAGTATCAACAAGATACTGCAGTGCAACACGCGCACGTTCAAGGTTGTAGGTAATCATGATGATTCACCACTACATGGTTTTGGAGAACAAATTATATACACACGTCTACGTGTTTGTATATAGCTACATGGCGTATGTTAGAAGCTATTTACCAAATAGTGGTATTTATTAATTATAAATATTATGTTTATTTTGCCTCGCCGTAGTTAGCACCTGAACCGCCCTCGCAAGCCACAGGTAAGTTTGTCGCCCACGATGGAGGCGTCGACATATGAAACATTAGCCGATCAAGTGCCCAATCAACGTCTTCGTGGGGGACAACGATTACGGTCTCGTCATGTACAGAGAGCACTGATCTATAGCGCTTGCCTGACGCTCGGCTGTCTCGCTTACGAAGCTCTTGCTCCATCTTGCACATCTGATCGAACACCACGATACGAGCCAAGGCTTGGGTGACGTTCTCCACAAGTGCTGCGCCATATATACCTTTGCGCCCATACTTGGAGTCGTACTCGTAATTACCCTCAACCCCTTTGCTAAGCCCCGGGTAGAGTAGAAACATACCATTTGGCAAGAGCACTCCACGGCTGTCGCATACTAACTTAGCTGCACCGAACTCGTAGAATCCGTTGTTAGCGATTGCTGCAAGTGCCTTTTCTCCATCGCGCCAGAGTGCGGCGATATGGCTGTTGGTGTTACGGTAAGTTGTGATGATCCGCTTGGCTTCTTGCTCGGACAGATCAACTTTAGCTATCGTTTTAGCGTAGTCGCGAAACTTGTTGGCGCTCATTCCATATCCTGCGCCGAGCACTACGCATTTCGATATTTGTCTCTCGTCCGTGGTTATATCCTCAATAGGCTTGTTGTAAATCACTGTGCCCATACGCTTATACACGTCCTGCTTGGCAGCAAACGCCTGCATCAGATCAGTCTGCCCTGCAAGCCACGCAACAATCCGCGCCTCGATCTGGGACGAATCAGCCACCACAATCGTATGGCCTTCGGGTGGCAGGATCGCTTTACGCAGGACTCCCGCTCGGGGCATGTTCTGGAAGTTCATCTTGTCGCCACCTGAGCACCTACCTGTGGCTGCACCGTAATAATTCAGCATGACAGGCAGCGTGCCACGACTAGCGATACCAATAAAGGATTCGGTACGTGTTTCTTCAAGGGTCGACTTCACCCCCAGGCGTGCAGCGACCACGGTCTGCACACGAATATCCTCGTGCTCGAGCAGCTCCTTGAACTCCTGATCGGTCTTGGCAAATGCGTAGGCTTCCTTGCCGGTGGCTTGTGATACCTTGGTGGGAGGGATAACTCCTAGCTTAATTAAGATCTCCGCAAACTTAGGGTTTGACATGAGCTGGTCTCGACCGATAGATTCGTCGAGCTTTGCCATGAGTGCGGCTTTCTTACGCCTGACCTCGGTGAGGTGTTCTTCGAGCAGTGGTGCGTCAAACACCATCACGGGGTCGGTGTACATACGAATGAGCATGTCGATAATGAACATCTCTTTCTTGGTGGACATCGGCAGCAGCAACTTAAATAGATCCCAAGTTAACTGCACATCGTTCTTACAGTACTCGCCGTACTGGTGCAGGTCGGTGAATCCGAAATCCTGCTTGCGCTTACCGAGTGCATCGACCACCTCGGTGCCTTTCCTGCCAAGATTAAAGTGCACGGCTAGTTTAGCCAGAGACGCACCAACCCTTGTATGTCCTGTGATGGGGACTGCCATGGACTTCGTATCGAGGTATACCTTGGGTATCAGTCCGTAGCGCCAAGCGAGGATCGCGCCATCAAAGGCTGCGTGGTGGCAGAGCAGGGTGTGGTTAGGGATGTCCAGATCACGAAGTGTTGCGCCAATTAACGCCTCTGTCCCGGATACCCACTCAGGCTCAGCACCGTCGATACTATATCCAAAGCCAATGACCTGAAACTGCGGGCTACGGATGTAACTCTCAGTCGTCATCTTGGACAGACTGAAATCCTTGGCGTAATAGGTCTCAAAATCCAGTGCGATGATACTCATTTACTCTCCAGTCTGTTTGCGACGAGTGATGCCACGACCTGCTGGCCTAATTCGTTGAGGTCTTTGCAGATGTACTGGGCTCTGTCAAAGTGAAGCACCCAGCCGTTTACTGCTTGTATGCAGACGAAGGTATGTCGTCCTGCCATAACGGAAGTATCGTAGCTTGACGCTGAAATACCTTGTGCGATGTTGCCCGACGGAAGAGCTCCAGATATATTCATCGTGAACCCCACGGACTGATCTGCGGTAGCGCGGGGGGTTGAGGTGCGGTGATCGGTGGTGCAATCGGGCTCGTGATCGTAGGCATAGTATTGGGGGCAGGTGAGTACGAGGGGCTGTAAGTTGGCGTAGGGTTTGTGATGACTGCTGAGACTTGTCCTGTCGGGTCAGTAAAAATACTCTGGTAGCCTTGGTTGGTCAGTGTGCCGATGAGCTGCCCCATGGGGTCATTAAATGTCGTTACCTGCTGGGGCTGGGCGTGAGCTGTAGTGCTAAGTAGCATGGCGATTAGTAGCTTATTCATTCTGATTGCTCCAGTGCGTAGAGTGGAATAGACCAATAATCCGCATGGCTATTTGCTTTAATGTGGTGATGTCGAGTTTCTGGGTATATAAAATCCTCATCATCCGCACCAAATTCATATCCCGCTTTATTCCAGTACGCCACAGGCTTCATATCTCGCAACTCACGGGCAGCGGCAAGTGCTTGCTCTACTGATACAAAGTCCCATTTATGTTTATCAAGTGTTATGAATTGGTCAAGCGCATCAATAATTAAATCAATCTTGTTCATTTCTCACTCCTTTCTCTGATTGCTTGACCGGCTGTTGCTGCAAACCAGTCGTCACACAACTTAGCGCACGCTTCACGTTCATCCTGCCGGACTAATTCTGCAAAGCGCTGATAACAAAATTCACCATCATCATCAAGAGATTTTAAATACAGGTCTTTATTGCTAATATCAGCAAGTTCTTTAGGTTGTTCGTTCATTTCTCACTCGTGCTTTCAGAAAGTAATTAACTAGTTTCTGCAAATCATTGCGGAAATAATCTTCATGGTTGGTTGGTGTCCATTCGCTCACAAATACATCTAGCGGCGTTGCTAACCCATCATTGACAGCCTCATTCGCCTCTTTAACTGTCGGTAATTTCATTTCTCTTCCTTACGACGTGGGTGCAGAATATCTTTCTGGGCGGCGTTTAGCTTAGGCAGTGGGCACCAAGCTACGAAGTACTTTAGGTTTGACGCGGAGAGCGTGGCAAACACGGCCACACCACTTGGGTTCATTGCTAGTAGTTTTCGTCCCTTGGGGGCTAGGCTCAAATCAAGTTCCCATCGCGGTTCGATGGAAGTAACCGGTACATCAATCATCTCTGCCGCCAAGGTTTATGAATTTCAGTTTTCCGTTGACGCTGATAAGCTCTGGCTGCTCGGCGCGAGCCCGCTGCGCAGCAATCTGCATCTCTATTGGTAACTTGTAGGGGCGGCGAGAGGCAAGGCTTGGTGCGGTGCGTGATGGTGCGACGCCTGTGTCAACTACGTGCTGATTTGCTTCCAGAAATTGCTCAACGAACTCAACTTCTGTACCACTCAGGGGCTTCTCCATCACCAAGGCCATGTGTGAGAGCAGAGTTTTACGACGCACGACGTTGGTTTTTATAACCCCCATCATGCGCAGCTTCTCAGCGGCTAACACAAATATCTTTGTGGAATACTCCTCCAGTTGGTAGGTACTCATCTGGCTTTTGTCGTGTTTCATTCCAGATCCTTACGATAGGTGTAGAGCGATACGTTGGTCTTGGCAACACACACCTTGCATATCCATCGCCTGATCTTGCCACGTTGTTGGTACTCGCCATTCTCTGTGCTGCGCAGACGCTGACAGCCTGTGCACATCTTCTGTTCTACAAGTTGCATCAGTGAAGCTCCGCTCCGCTGTTCGCAGCGATCGTGCTTGCACGTTTGTGTGCCGCGCTAATCTGATTTGCGATCGTCCCTGCAAGCTCCGAGCGAATACCGAGCGCCTCAGCTATGTTGTGGGACATGACTGCATTGACTTCTAAGTACATGCTCAACTCATAGTCATGGTCTTCCTCAGTCATATCACTACACTCGTACAAGCTGTGCAGGACGTGAACAAACGCATCGGTCTGCGTAAACATCATATCGGTGAGTCCTGCAAACTGGGCACAATTTACTCCGTGCTTACTGGCAATATCGTGCAAGGCGGTGTCAATAATGCAACATGCTTTCTGAGTCGCTGCAGTGACTGAAGAGTCCTCACTGTCTACCGTACTGCCATCGGGTTTAATTACCGTTATCATCGCTCAATTCCCTCCAATCTATCTGCTACCAACTTGGAATACCCCGCAATATCTATCCAACTATCTGCATAATCAGGATCACCGTTCACGATGCGCCCAATCTTGTGGCATACCATGTCGAGTGCTTCTTGCTGGTCTGGTGCAAGAATCTTTGCCCGCTTGGCAAGCGCTGACTCGATCACAGCCTTAAGCATCTGGGTCACTTCAGCGTGTCCTACAAACTTACCGTAGCGGTTTCCCCGCTCGTTAAGGACATCGGTTAGTTCCTGCATAGGTACTCCTACAATAAGTCGTTTAGTGAATCAATACCTGCTTTGCGTAGTGCCGCTCGCAGCTTCTTCAGTGCGCTCACCTCGATCTGGCGAACACGCTCTCGTGTTAGTCCAAGAACCTCACCCACCTCGGAGAGTGTCATGTGCGCTGCACCAAACACCGTATCAAGCTGACCTTCTGGCTTCTTGCGTGGCACTATGTACACCATCTCAATATGGCATAAGTAACTAACACCATAATCGCCACAATACTACTTATGATCGGATTACCTAAAAGCCGTAACACGTAGGGCGTGCATCGTGCTTTTCTATATTGTGTGTGGTCGATATGAGGAAATGCCTCTTGGATAGTACGTGGATAACGCCTAAACTCGTAGGACATATGCTGCTCCTTGTGGATCACTATGAACTATACACACGCTTGTTAGCTAGTGCAACATGTAAGTTAGCCGTTCCCCTAATTTCTCGCTAAAATCGTTACCACTGCGATACGAGTTGACCTGCCATACGTCGTTAAGAATCCTCGGGGGCAACGTACTCAGGCATTAGGGGCGGGGTACCGGGCGGCTTGACCCAGTTATGGACAAACAATCGCAGTCCCCTTTAAATTAGGTAAGCACGGCACCCGACATGCGCGCGATGACTGCTGAACCAATTAACATGTCCGTGTCCATCGTGGCTAGGGATGCTGCCGCACCAGATACCTCTTTGACCTTGGCGGTCTTGCGCTCGACGCGTGCAATATCATCGCTCGGTATATACATAGAGAGCTGAGGCCAGAGCTTTAAGCCCTCATTGAGTGACTTACAATTTTTTAAGAAGTTAGTCACTTGCTCTTCGACGATCTTCCATCTGTCAATAATCGACATGTCTGCACGATTTTTATCAGCGTACTCCTTGATCTCGGGGGCTTCCAGATTGGTAATGACGTTCTGTCCGCTATCGCCATAGCCCGTGACGTTGCGTGGAAGCGGGACTTGTCGACCGAAATCTATTTTGAGTGTATGAGTAAACTCACGTCCCTCAGAGGTCGTATCCACGAAACGTGCTCGTATATCGTTATCAGTCCAGAGCCAGCCCACGGGGATCTGGTGCTTGAGGTGAGCGTGTTCGCCATAGATTAGAGCTACCATGAAGGGGCTGTCTGGGTCGATGGTGAGGCTGTTGCTCTGTATGTAGGGCTTGCGCTCAGCGTCACGCATGGTGTGAATCTTAAGTACAACGTCTGCAAGGAGTCCTGCTGAGATGGATACATATGCCATGATTAGTCCTTAGATAGTTTCGGTTTGTGCTTGGTTGTTGGGTGTGTTTGTGTGTGCAGGTACTACTATTTCGTCTGGAATCATGTCGTTACATACTAACGTATTCAATACGCCTTCGTCACTTGTTAGATAGTCATGCTCATCATTGAGGGACTTGTACAGGTCTTGCATGTGGTTGCGCAGAATCTTGGTGACTCTTGCCTCGAACGCCATAAAGCTCTCGTGAAAGCGCGTGATGATCGCTTGAAACGCAGCTTCACGAATAGAACCCGGATCGTATTCGTTATACACATCGTCGTTAATCTCTACCGTGGCTGACATGTGGTGGTAGTACCTACCCCTATGCCCGATTGTGGCGGCAAGCATGTCATATCCAGCAAGTGTGTAGGATTCGGGAAACTCTTTAATTAGTCCTTCTACCTCCATGAACAGACACATATCGTGACGTGCTACGTACCCCGTAAAGGATGCTCCATCGCCTTGGCTTGCGAACCCCGAGAACTGTATTTCTTCTACCGTAATGCCACGCCTTTCCAAGTGCATTGAAAAGTCTGCATAGATATGCTCCCACCAATCTTGGTGCTCGACGTTATAGTATCGGTGCTCCTCAATGAGTTCTTTAAGTTCTGGGCTCATTCTTCCTCCTGTCTAAGTGGCTCAGCCCATGCATCTACAATTTCGAGCGATGCGAAACCGCCGAACAATTCCTTGTACCTGTAAGCTTCACAGACACAGCAATACCACTCGAAGTGCTTGCACTTGTTACCAAGCGTTGACCATGAGTGCGCCTTGGCTATCTTTCTGGCTTTCATCTCTCACTCCTCGATTTTGAATGGAACGTGCAGACCGAAGTCAGGCGTCTTGGTCGAACTGATACACCACACAACGGGATATCCGGGGTCTTCGCCCCATGGGGTATAGCCATCGGTCAAGCAGATCAATACATCTGGCTCGATGCCATGATCTTCGCAATACCTAAAACCTGCGGGCATATCGGTGCCACCGGCGGAGAAGAAGTTGAACTCAAGCTCCTCGCCAAGCTCGAAGGTGTCGTGGCGTTTAACCTGTGTGTCTACGTACAGGACATGGACTTTCTCGGGGCGGCACTGATCCACGATGCGCTGCATGTGTCCGGCGTAGTGTTGCATCTCTTTGCGTGTGATCGAGCCTGAGACGTCGATCTGGATGACAACCTCGCCCATCTGGGGAGTCTTGCCAGAACTTGGCAGATAGCCGTATTCCAGAAAGCGACGGTTAGGGCGCATCCATGACTGCTCGTGACGCATCTGACCCTGCATGAATCTCTCAAGGATGTCGTACCACGGTGTGCTGACCTCGATCATGTCGGCAACAAACTGCGCTAACTTGCCCGTCAGCTGACCACGTACCTTTGCAGCAAGGGCGGCTTGGGTGACGTCAATCTTGATTTGTGTCTCGATCTCTTGGATCTCGGCGGGGGTGAGCGGTGCGCCGTGCATGATGTCGTTGCCTAGCCCGTTGTCGTACTGGTCGTCGGGGCTGGGTTGTCCGGGAGTTCCGGGTTGTCCGGGTTGGCCTGAGTTACTTGGCTTACTTGGCTGGCCGGGCTGGCCGCGCTTGGGTTGAGGTTTATCTGGTAACTCGTTATAGATTTGTTCGGTAGTCTTGTGCCTGGAGCCCGGCATGTTGACTGTATTTGGGATCGGTGCGCCAATTCCGCAGTCTGCAAGCATATCGTTGATGACGGCATCCCCTGCGTAGTTCCACTTATACGCATTACGTGTGCCGATACGAGCGAAGTGTCCAAGGATAGGGTGCATGACTTCGTGACACAGGGCCCAGACGAGCTGCTGTGAGATTAAGCCGCTAATGAACTCGGGGTTTATATACAGATTCTTGCGTGGGTCGACCGCCAAGGTGTCTACTTGATCAGTGATGTGTATGGTGTGCTTGCATAGGATGAAGGCGAAGAAGGCATGGTCGATCTGGATGGATACGCGTGCCTTGGTGATGGCGTGCTGTGGGTTGGTGGTGACGATGCTCATGACGTGCTCCTCATTAGTCTTGCGGCTACCCTTGCAGGTAGGCTGTACTCCAGTTGGTTATCCCATGGCAGGACTTGGACATCCTCCCAGCGTTTCTGTATCATGGCTCGTAGTTCATCGGGCTTGTCCAGTAAGTCGTGCAGTTTGTAGACAGGCAACACTACGTCGTCGTCCATGATCTCTTTACGAACCGTCGTACCATCGGGGTTGAACCGAACGTAGTACGTCATGGGATCTACGTCGTAGTCACGCTCGACCGATATGTCGTGGGGTATACCTGCAGCTTGTAGTGAAGCTGAGTTCTCACTCTGGTCAGGGTTTGCTCTGAATGTTGCGGTTGATGTGTACCCATAGTTTCGAAGGTCGTCGGCGATCATGTGCTTGTTGTTGAGCCTAAAGACGCTCAGGGCTTGCTCCATTAACTCTGTCGGGCACTCTAGGTATATGTACGATTCGGACGCCATGATTTACTCCTTACATAAAGCCTGACATCTGGCTCGCGATGTCGGACAGGTTCTTGTTGGCTTGCTCACGCATGACGGGGGACTCACGTAACCAGTCGAGTGAGTAGCGTTTAACTTCTGTGTCAAGCGCACTGATGACTGCTTGAATCTCTGGCGAGTCGTCGATGCATAACTTCTTGGCTTGCTCGATACCCTCGATGACATTTTCCAAGGCGGTGTTACGAAACACCGAGCCGTCTGTGCCGATCGGCAGAGCTAACTTATCGACCAAGTGTTGCAAGGGCACAAGCATGGACTTAACCGTCTCTTGGCGCGCCATCTGCTCGATGTCCTTGAGTCCGTCCTCGAAGGCACGCATGTCAGCCTCGTCAATGTCGAACAGGAAGTGCGACACATCAGGCAGGGGAATAAGTCGTAAGTCGAATTTCAGCTTGGTCTGGAAGTCGTAGGCGCTGGGGTAATCACTGACATTCGCTCTGGTGCCACGGGATGAGATGTCGAGCAACACATAGTCGTCATAGAAGGGCATCAGCTTTTGCATCAGAGCTTCGACGTTATCCATGAGACTGCGCATTTCACGGCGATACTCGTCATAGACTTGCATGGGGAGTAAGCGCACGCCTTTCTGTGGGGTCGGCCATGTGTTGGTGACATGGTGCGTGTAGACCTTATTGACCTCGGTCATGAGGCGGTTGATCGGGTTGGTCTTGTCACGGAACAACTTGGAGTACGCGGTCAGGGACTCATCGCCAAGTGCGCCTTGGACAAAGGACTCGGCTGCTACGTCACGCTTGGATAATCTGGCACGACTGGTGGCGAGCTGGACTTGGATAGCTTTCTCGTTGAGTTGCTTGGGGCGGCGTGTGGTGTGTGCAGTGACTGCTGAAGGTGCGTAGGGTGTGTTCATGATGATTCCTTGTTAAGTTTGTCTACTGTTCGGGCAAGTAACCGCTTGGCTTGTCGTTTGATGAGGGTGCGTGCGGCGGCTCCGTACTTATTGCCAGACTTGGGCATGCAGCACTTACAGCTGATACCGCCACCGCCTACTGCTGACGCTTTTCTGAAGAAGCCGCTCATACTTACCCCTTAGAAAATTACGGACTGGTGTTTGACTGCGTAGGCGATGAACTCACGCGATGACTTAAGCTCTGGGTATTTACCAAGCACGTCCTGCATGTACATGACGCTCAAGTCGGGGGTGAAGCGGTCGGCATACTTGAGAGCGTTGGCAAAGTTAGACTTATCGGTACGGTGAGCGAGCGCACCTAGGGTTGCATACTGCACGTCGAGCTTGTCGGGGACTGGGCAAGAGTCGGGATGTAGTAATGCCATCGCCAGATCAGGCAGTGATTGCCATGTGGCACGAAAGCCTACGTACTGCGCGGCTGCGCCTTCGCCTACGTTACCGGCGATATTCTCAAAGTACTCGTTGGCTGGCAGGTTAGTTGGACATGCGGCAGCGTATTCCCAGTTGCGTGGGGTAGGCGAGGCGTCAGCGTTGGGATCAAAGGCTGACAGTAGGTGTGGACAGAAGCGCAGGAACTGCAACATGATGAGGTCTAAGTTGTTAGCTTTCCACCATGCGGAGAAATCCTCCAAGTCCTCGGTGTAGGTAATACGGCGTACACGTCCTGCTAGTTTGGTAACAATACGTGTGGCACCTGATTTGTCCTTGGCACGGTTGCCGGTTGCGATGATGAACGTCTGGGGTGACAGTACAAGGTCGTTGAGTTGGCGGTCGTAGAACAAACCACACATCGGGTTCTGCATTTGTACGGGGGCATCACTAAGTTCTTCGACAATTAGGAGGTTGCGACCTGTGGTGAGTGCGTGGAGTTCCTTGGGTGGAATCCATGACGTGACTGCTCCGTCATTGCGCGGTGTGCCGAGCAGATCGACGGGATCTCTGAGCGAGGCGTAGAACGAGACGACTTTATCGAAGCCGAGTAGCTTGCCAACTTCCTTGGCAGCTGCGGACTTGCCACCTCCGGGTGCGCCCTCGATGTAGAAGATAACTTTGTTGGTGGTCTCGAACTGAGCGCGGATTGAATTGACGATGGATGAGAATTTCATGATTATGTTCCTTCGGTGTGTTTATGGAGAGGCCATGCTTTTTCTGCACTTGGCCATGGGTGAACAAAGGTGTCGGTGTTGATGTTGTAGGCGGGAGGTTCACTGCGACGAACAGCCAGGCGGGCGGCAGCTTGCTGCCCAAGTACATAGTCTGTAAATAACTTGGCATGTACTGCTGAGGTTTCCAGATAGAAATCACGACATTCGTAGTCGGGCAACTCGGATAAGTACTTACCAAAGCCCGCCATGTATTGACGCATTTCGTACCCCAGTAAACTCCGGTCATGCAGGTATGCCGCCACACCGGCAAAGTAGGCTGCGGTATCAATAGTGGTTTTAGGGAAAATCTCGGGTGCTGCTTGGTACATGAGTGCTGTTGCTATAGCGATCTCGCGCACTTGGTTAGGGGTTTTCATGAGTGGAAGCCGAACTTGGTGCCATTCCATACTGCGCCGATGGTGTAGCCACGCTTAGCCCCCGCATCTTTGTAGACTGCGAGCAGCTCTGGACTCTCGACATCCTGTACGAAGATCTCAACGCGTGGGAACGTCATGTTCCATGTAGACAGGTATCCGATGGCAGCCATCAATTCTTGGTAGCCTGTGATCTGTTCGATCTGTGTCGCCTGTACGGCGTCCATGTTGATCGTGACGGTACGTGATTCAGCCATGATGACTGCTCCTAAAGTTAGTATGTCTGCAAGATGTTAGGTAGTGGGTTGTTTGGGTTACTAAGTACAGCCCACAAAACTCAGCGGCTAGTTGGGTAACAAGGTCGCCTACTCACCCCGCCTAAACTGCTTACTGCTCCTAAAGTGTGATGGGGTCGGGTTGAGCGACAGCGATGTGGTAGCCAAGTTTCTCGATGTGGTCGAGGTTGTTACGTGTGAGGGTCTTCTGACCTAAGAGGTTGGCGAATTTGTGGGAGGTCGGGCAGTCGGGGTAGATCGTCTTGTTGCCATAGATGTTAGTAACTCGTACGATGATCTCCTTACAGTCTACGAAGTCATCGGGGTGGGTATCTCGTGCAACGGATTTGAATGTGTCAATGAGTGACATGATGAGCGGTCTCATGGTTAAAAGTACTGGGCGAGAAATACGAAGGCGATGATCCATGCAGCTACCACAGACAGCCCTCCTGCCAGACGTCTGAGTGTGAGTCGGTCGTCGAGTTGTTGTGGATGGGGGTGAGTACGATAGTTGTGTGAGTTAGGTAAGGGCTTAGACATTTGTTAGCCTGTGGTGTGTATGTATAGATACTAACATAATAAGATGTTAGTTGGTGAGTGGGTTAATTTGTTAAGCTGTATACCCGAGATGGCGGTTTGCGCCGGGGTACAGCGTAGCTACGATCTGGTCACGGACAATCTCACGGTCGATAGAGTCATACTCAAAGGTATGACCCTCGCCTTTCAACTTATTGATTGCTCGAACGACATCCATGCGCCCCATACCTTCAATGGGGTAGATGCCAGTTTTGGGGTTGTAGAACGACATGACGTACTTAATGAATGTGGATACTGGCATGATGAACATCCCAAAGTAGGTGTCGGTTAGAAATATTCAGGGTCTTCGTAGACGTGAATGAAGGCATGTTCGTAAGACGCACACCATCGGGCGAAGTCGGCATCGACTTGTTCGTCACTTCCAAAGTGGGCTGGATTTGGGACAGGCAGGTTTAATGAATGGGTTTCCATGTGGGAATCTCCAAAAATAAAGACAGGCGTGGGGTGAACTAGGTGCTCGGGTTATGACTGCTCGAAATAAAAAAAGGAGCGTCAAGAGCGGTCAATAAGACAGAAATGCTCGACAAGACAGAAATTGAAAAACTGCGTCTTGTCGACGGAGTGAGCATCCATGCGGGTTTGCGGGACGTTTTGCGTTCTGCTTGACAATAAGACAGAGAATTTCGAGCGTGCGCCTTTTTATAGGGGATGAAATATCCACGGAAAAATCACAACATCACCAAAATATATTTTCAATAATGTTCAAGGCTCTATATTTACTGTCTTATTGTCTTATTGTCTAGTCAAGGTCTTAAGAACCGCATGGATACTCACTTTGGTAATTAGACAACGACAAGACAGAAGCCCGTTTTGGTGAATATTGGCAATTTCTGTCTAGTCGAGCCCTTGACAGCAAGCAAAAAAAGTTTTACACTTGACGTATGTCAAGTGTAACGAAGCAGAAACGGCTCTACTAAGCAAAACAACATATTAGATACGGGACTTAATCCCGTGGGTACGAGCAAACGCACAAACCTGTGGCATGTTGGATGAATAGGATTTGGGGACGTCATAGCCACGAACGTGCTCATGGTAGTCGATGGACAGGGACGGCATTAGACCGCGCACCACACGATGCACACGCAGCACATGGGGGTCAGGGCGCAGGACGGATTTATGACTGCTCATGGCGTATAAACCTGACACCACGTCAGATGGTAGTACATCACATAGTTTCATGATTGACCTCAAGTTGATAGTTGAGTACGTGCTTATGTCATACGTCCGATAGTCTGGACGTTTCGGGGACTAACCCCTCATCAGTGACATTGTGATTAAGCTGTAAGTAAACCTTTCAACTCATCCATGTCGGACGATGTGAATGGAGTCGGCGCGGTATTCGTAGCAATAAAAATCCCACGACCTTCAAGCAATTGCACGACAGCGTTATAGTCAGCCGATTCCAATTCAATAGCCGCACCAGTGGCACTAATCAAGGTCATAGCCTCGAATGATTCGGCTGTACGAGTTGATACGATGCTAGCCGCTAACTCATCGTCAGCCTTCTTTAAGGACGTGATAACCCGATCGACAGCAATCTGAGCACGTTCCTCAGCTGTCCCTTTCAATACCTTAGCCTTTGGCTCAGGTGTTACTTTCATTACAGTCTCGATGACTGGACGTGTCTTGATAGCCTTAAAAACCTTAGCCTGACGTGACTTGTCAACTACACAATTCACGATGTACTTACTTTCACCGACAAGCGGCTCCATCACGTCAATACCAGCACGCTTAAACCATGAGGTAAGAGCCTTTGCCACGTACTTAGGCGAATTGTCCAGCACGTACTGTGCATAGGTCAAATTGTCGCCAGAGTACGCCTTCTGAACCGCAGTAATACCGACAGCATGGGCTTTGATAGCCGTTTGCTCTGCGTTATTACCCAGAACACGCACGTCATTTTGAAATGATGCGGTGACTTCTGTGTTTACGATTGTCATGATGTTATCCATTAGGGTTATGAGGGGTACGCCTCACGATATGCAAGGTCAAATACCCCAGATAACCCCAAGCCACTATGTGATCACGCACTTAGCACCATTAGCTATGAAATACGTGTAGGGCTTGGGTAATTATCATTGTCCGGTTCCGATGTTTGTCATGGTCTGACATGGCACGACTATCCGTCCTCAGATAAACCGAGGGCTTAGAGTCATGTAACCCCATGAAAGGTAGACGTGCATCAGATTGTTAAAGAACGTGACTCACCGTCTACCCGTTGGTAGTTGGCTCCCTCATTTACTGCGAGCAGGGTTCAGACTAAGTGGATGGTTGTTAGTTGCTGACCCTACATTTAATGCAAGCAGAGTTCAGCCTAGGCAGGGGGGTGGGGGGGCGACCCATGGGGTGGTGGGGTGGGGGGTGCGTTTAGGGCATTCACGCATCGCATGACCTAATTTTTTAGGTATACACACCTATACATACACACCTTCCCCCAATTTTTTCCAAAAAAATTACCCTAAAACAAACTAACTCGTCATTTTTTCGTCCAATTTGTTAGTATGTACACACTAACTCAACTTCTGGAGGCCCCATGGCTACCAAAATGGCACCAAAACAGTCTGTTGCACACGAAAAAGCTGAGGCAAAAGGCCTTAAATCCGGCAAATTATCGGTCGGTGGCTACATGGCAAAAGAGAAAAAAGAGGGTGAAAAACCGTCTATGAAGGCTGCAATGGCAATGAAATCGGGAAAAATGAGCCCAATGAGCTACGCAAAAATGGAAAAAGCTAAAAAATGATGTCTGAAGCCACCATGGAACTGGAAATCCAATCCAAAGGGCTTAACGCCCCGCGCCTGACGCCGACTAATATCGACTCAGTGATCTACGACACGAAGTTCCATATCATCCCCGGCACCACTGTCACAGTTTGTTGCCTTGTGTTGGAAAATGGGTTCACCGTGATTGGCAGTAGCGCGTCTGCGAGCCCCGAAAACTTCGACCAAGACATTGGACGCAAGATCGCATACGCCAACGCACGCGACAAGATTTGGGACTTGGAGGGCTACCTGCTCAAGCAGCGTATGTTCGAGGCAAAGGATAAAAAATGAGCCGAACCCCTACAGTTGCGGGCTCTTACGGGCCACAGACCCGACGTAACTTGTTCCTGCCCGACGCCCTGTTGGCAGACCTGAAAGAACTCGCCAGCAAGAAACAGATTTCTTACAGCGAACTGATCCGACAGATTTTGACCAAGGCAATCCATCATGGCTAAGAATCCACCTTCTCTGGCAGTTGGGCGCGGAGAAAAACTGCCTACTAAACAAGGCGCAGGTCTGACTGAAAAAGGTCGCGAGAAATATAATCGTGAGACAGGAAGCCACTTGAAAGCCCCTCAGCCCGAAGGCGGGCCACGCAAGAAATCTTTTTGCGCGCGCATGAGCGGTATGCCCGGCCCGATGAAAGATGAAAAGGGCGAGCCCACACGTAAAGCGGCAAGCCTGAAGCGCTGGAAGTGCTAAGTGGCTAAGGCGACACCTTTCGATGTCTCGGATGATCTGGATCGGCTGCTAGCCCTCCCGGCACCAAAACCCGTGGATATTTCCCAGAGCATGATTTTGGAGATAGCCACAGGATGGGAGGAGCCAGAGGCGATTGCAGCGCGATATGGCTATGAAGGTATGGGTTGGGAGCGTTTGAAGGCGTACAAGCCGTTTGTGCAAGCCGTGGAGGCACAGCGTGCGGAGCTTGAGCGTGATGGGTCGATCTATCGCTCGAAAGTTAAAGCATGTACGGAGGAGGCGTTCCTACTTTGGTACCGGCATGTCATGTCAAGCAGTGCGACACCGGGACAGATACAAAGCTTTGTGGAATATGGATCGAAGGTCACAGACCTGTACCCAAAAGCTGCACAGGTTCAATCCGCACCGACGGGCTCTGTCACGATAGTTTTCACACGATCCGGTAAAGACGATCCGATGACTGTCGACATGGTGGAAACACCGAAGGCAATATCAACTTGACTAGCGACATCACCTATAGACCGCCCGAATCGGTACAAGGCTTTATTGAGGGCAGCAAGTTCATCAGTCTCATCATGGGGCCTGTCGGCTCAGGTAAAACCACGGGCGCAATCTTTAAGATCCTCTACCACGCCGCGCGCATGAGAAAGCAGAAAGACGGTGTTCGCCGCTCACGTTGTATTGTCATCCGTAACACGCGCCAGATGCTGCAAGACTCCACAATCCCCTCGATCCAGCAGTGGTTTGGCTCGGACATCCTGACCTACGCGAAAGTGGACGGCAAGATGTGGCTCAAGATTGGTGATGTGGAGTGCGAGATATTGCTTCGAGGTCTGGACGACCAGGATGATGTGAGGCGGCTGCTGTCGGTGGAAGCGTCCTTTGCCATGATGGATGAGTTCAGAGAAGTGAACCAAGCGATTTTCGATGCCGTGCAGGGTCGCGTCGGGCGCTACCCGAGCAAAGGGCAGGGCGGCTGCTACACAGATGACGGTACTCCGAATTATCACGTCTGGGGTGCATCTAACCCGCCTGATGGCGACACAACGTGGCAGAAGTATCTGAGCGAGCCACCCGATAACGCGGAAGTCTTTATGCAGCCCAGTGGGCTGAGCGCTGAAGCGGATTGGCTTGATAACTTGATCGAAGATTATTACGACAACTTGGCCAAGGGTAAAACCGAGGACTGGGTGGATGTCTACGTGCACGGTAAGTTCGGTCGATCGTTGTCGGGTCAGCCCGTGTTTCGTGCGTTTAACTCAGACATGCACGTATCCAAAAAGTCACTGAGCCATATCAAGTCAACAACACACCCACTGGTCATTGGGTTTGACTTTGGACTGACACCGGCCTGCGTGATTGGTCAGCAAGATCCGTTTGGACGGGCGTTGATATACGCAGATTTGACAAGTGAGGGCATGGGGGTATTACGCTTTATCAGGGAAAAACTTAAACCCCTGCTCAGTACACGCTTTGCCGGAATGCCGCTTATCATTATTGGTGATCCTGCGGGCTCGCAGCGGGCGCAGACCGACGAGCGTTCCGTGTTTGATGTGCTCAGGCAGGAGGGATTTCGGGTGATGCCCGCGAGAACGAACGCGCTGGTTGCACGCATAAACGCGGTAGATTCGCTCCTGACACGTCTGGTTGATGGCAAGCCTGCCTTTTTACTCGATCCCGTGTGTGTTGACACCATACGAGGACTGCGCGGAGCCTATCGCTACAAGCTGAAGAAAAATGGTGACGTAGAAGATACGCCTGAAAAGAATTCCGCCTCGCACGTAGCGGACGCCCTGCAGTACTTTGCGTTGCACATTGACAGCATAAGTAGCGGTGCGCAGTGGCAGACTAAATCCAAACCCATCGAAAAAGCATCTTTCGCGTGGGCATAATGTACACTGACTTACTAACACACTTTCGACAGGTTAGCTAGAGACCATGGATAATCCACAGCAAGGCATTAACATCACAGGTGCCACGGCTCCGGGCAACACGTCCTTTGGCGGCATTGTTAATATTAAATCTAACAAGCAAATGAACGAGGACGCCAAGCGAGCCGCGACAGAAGCTAACAATGCACCAGTCGTTCAAGGTCTGGCTTCCTATATTCGCTCCAAATGGACGCTTGCCCGAATGGCCAAGCAGACGACTGTTGAGACGCGCATGTTGCGCTCGGTGCGCGCGCGCCGTGGTGAGTACGACCCCGATATGCTGTCGCAGATCGCAGAGCAAGGCGGCACGCAGATTTACATGTTCCTGACCTCGAACAAGTGTCGCGCTGCGTCGAGCTGGTTACGAGATGTGTTGCTCTCAGGCTCAGACGATAAACCATGGACACTGAGCCCAAACCCAGTACCTGATATGCCGCCCACGGTGTTGGCGAACTTGATGCAGAAAGCGCAGGCTGAGATCGAGGCCGTGTTGCAGCAAGGGATTAACCCAAGTCAGGAAGATGTTAAGCAGTTACTCCTGGAGCTTAAAGACGAGGCGATGCGCCAGCTCACAACGATTGCCGAGAAGTCTGCGGCACGTATGGAGCTTAAGATGAACTCCCAGATGCTTTCAGGCGGTTGGGTGCGTGCGTTTACGCAGTTCATTGATGACATGACAACCTTTCCCGCAGCGATCCTTAAAGGGCCTGTGGTACGTAACCGATCGACACTGAAGTGGGTACCCGACCCAGTGAATCAGGGTAACTTCGTGCTCGACGTGCAGGACGTCTTGCAGCTGGAGTGGGAGCGCGTCGACCCATTTATGGCCTACCCCGCGCCGGATGCGAGTGAGATTGATGACGGGTTCTTTATTGAGCGCCATCAGTTGTCTCGTGGTGATCTGCACGCCATGATCGGGGTGGATGGCTATAGCGATGCGGCGATTCGGCAGGTACTGGACGAGTATGGTCGCGGGGGTCTGCGCGAGTGGATCTATATCGACACGGGTAAGCTTACAGCGGAAGGTAAATCTGCAACGGGTGTATCGACAAACCCGTCTGAGTTAATTGATGCGCTCCAGTTTTGGGGCTCGGTACAGGGTAAATTGCTGATTGATTGGGGTCTGTCGGAAGAAGAAATCCCCGATCCGTTGGAAGAGTACCCCATCGAGGCGTGGCTAATCGGTAACTGGCTGGTTAAGGCCGTGATTAACCCTGATCCGTTAGCCCGTAAACCGTACTACAAAGCCTCGTATGAAGAGATCCCCGGCGTATTTTGGGGTAATTCTGTCGCTGATCTGGCACGAGATACGCAGAGTGTGTGTAATGCTGCAGCGCGCGCGCTCGTCAACAACATGTCCTTGGCATCTGGCCCACAGGTGGTCTATAACATCGACCGACTGCCACAGGGCGAGAACATCACGCAGCTCTACCCATGGAAGGTCTGGCAGGTAATCTCTGACCCAATGTCAGGCAACCAGCCCCCGATCCAGTTCTTTCAGCCAAACTCAATGGCGCAAGAGCTCATGGCGATCTACGAAAGATTCTCCACACTCGCAGACGAGTACACGGGTATCCCGCGCTACATGATGGGCGGCTCAGCCCCCGGGGGTGCAGGGCGCACGGCTTCCGGTATGGCGCAGATGATGGGGAACGCTGCCAAGAACATCAAACAGGTCATCGCTAACATTGACGAGCGAGTCATTGAACCCGCAGTAAGCCGGTTGTTTTACTACAACATGCGCTACGGCAATGATGTGGATTTGAAAGGCGATGTGAATGTCATTGCTAAGGGTACCTCGGGTCTGCTTGAAAAAGAAGCCGCGCAGCAACGCCGTAATGAATTCCTGCAGATGACGCTAAATAGCCCTGTCGCCCAACAAGTAATCGGCCCTGAAGGGATTGCCACGCTCCTACGCGAAGCGGCTAAAACACTGGAGATGAACCAAGATGATGTGGTACCGACAGATGAGGTCGTTAAGCGAAACATTGCGCAGGCTGCGCAGCAAGCTGCCGCTCAACAGCAGATGGAGTTAGCCCAGAAGAACGGCAACCCTCAAGCAGGTGGCACTCCACCCGCCCCACAAGGCCCGGGTCAAACACTCGCGGGAGGTCAGCCTGTGACTAATTTGATGCAGACTAAACAATAATATTTGCTTGTTAGCTTCTGAGGGTGTACATTTCACTTATACAGTTAGCTAGTGCCCTTGTAATTTAATATGAACGGAGGCCAAAATGGCTGATCTGATGAGTTTAGGTAAACGCGGTGGCAAAGAAATTGCCCAAGAAAGCGCGAAGACCGACGGCATGTGCAAAGGTGGCTCGACAGGTATTGGTGGCGGCGACGCGTCAATCTTTTCGTCCCTTAAGCGCGGCGGCAAAGAAATGGATGTACAGGTTGCCCCACGCAGTTTTGGCAGCAAGTAAATGGTACGAGTTGATGAACGCGCAGCGCGTGCGTTTGCCCACCTGAGAGCACCAGAGTTTATTCCCCTAGTGGAATTCTTAAAGGCCCAGAGGCAAGACGCATTAGAGCAGCTCGTAACATCTAACTCTGAGCAACAACTTTACCGGCTACAAGGCGAAGCCGTGATTCTCAAGGAACTCCTTGGGTATATCGAAAATGCGGAAGCATTACTCGCCAAACTGAAGAAATAGCAGCAGACCGTAAGCGTGATGTACCAGCCGTATGGCGAAGTGCGTTGACGTGATCGGAGCTAACGGAGATGTGGAAATGCAATTGCCAAAAGCAGTCCAGCAACAGCTGGAAGACGCAGATCGTATGGTCGCGCAGATCAATGGAACGCCACCACAGGACGGTGAAATTCTAACGAACACTGAGCTAACAGCCGAACCTGTAGAGCCAAAGCAAGTAGATCCAGTGCCGATACAGCCGCAAATTGAGGAGCCATGGGAGCAACGCTACCGGACTCTGAAAGGCATGTACGACGCAGATGTCCCACGGTTACACGCACAGACTAAAGAGCTGAATACGCAAGTACAGGTTCTGGCCAATGAGCTTGAAACAGTGAAGACCGAACGCATCGAACAGCGGGAAAAGGCAAGCATCACCGATGAAGACAGAGAAGCTTTTGGGCCCGATTTAATCAACCTGATTGAGCGTGCAACAGAGGTCAAAGTGGAAACACTACGAGCCCGCGAAGCGCAATTAGTTAGCAAGATTGATGAGCTTACGAGTCAGCTCGGCAACGTATCCGAACGGCAAGTGGTATCCGATAAGGAGAGCTTCTTGAACCGTCTTACTGCGAAGGCACCAGCGTGGCAGACCTTGAACACAAATCAGGGTTTTATCAACTGGCTCCAAGAAGTAGACCCCGTGTACGGAATACCACGCCAGCTCGCACTGAACACTGCGTATGAAGCGTTCGATGATAGTCGCGTAGCGGCCATTTTCAATACCTACAGCAACAGTGCAGCGCCGACTCCGACGCCCGCGAGTAACAACCAAGAACTTCAACGTCAGATTGCACCGGGCAGGTCGCGTTCATCCGCACCACCAACCGATACACAGAACTCCAAAGTCTATTCTGAAAACGAGATTGCGGAATTCTATAGCGAGTGGAGGCGCGGGATGTTTAACAACGACGACGCGGTTCGTATTGAGAACGACATTCACGCTGCTATTGCTGAGGGACGTATTAGACGTTAATACCCCAAGGTGATGGTGGCATTTCCTAGTTATCCCAAAAAGGAAGTTCCATGACTACCATCACCGCAGCAGCAACATACCCCATTAACTCCGGCGGCTTTAACAGCCCCGCTGGCGCAACCGCCTACTCAGGTACCGCCTACTCAGGCTCATTCATTCCCGCACTCTGGTCAGGCAAGCTGGCACAGAAATTTTACGCAGCCACCGTGTTTGGCGAAATCGCTAACACCGACTGGCAGGGAGACATCTCTGGTATGGGCGACACGGTCATCATCAACACGATCCCGACTGTGACGATCAACGACTACCAGATCGGTCAGAACTTGGCCTACGAAATCCCCGCACCGAGCACCATCTCGCTTGTCATCAACAAGGGTAAATACTTCGGCGTGAACGTGAACAACGTGCTCGAGCTGCAGGCCAAGCCTAAGTTAATGGACATGTTTACAAACGACGCCTCGATGCAGATGAAAATCAAGATCGACACCGACGTTCTGTTGGGTACGTTCGATCAGTGCGCAGCATCTAATAAAGGTGCAACAGCCGGTAAGATTTCTGCAGGCTATAACATCGGCACCGATCTGGCTCCTGTCACACTGACCGCTGCCAACATCTTGTCAAACATCACTGCGCTTTCTAGCGTTTTGGATGAAGCCAACGTGCCTGAGACAGACCGCTGGCTCATTATCACCCCAACCGAGCGTCAGATTTTGATGCAATCAAACTTGGCTCAAGCCCAGTTCATGGGTGATGGCCAGAGCGTTCTGCGTAACGGTCGTATCGGCATGATTGACCGCTTCACCGTGTTTGTCTCCAACCTGGTTCCACGAGCCGCTGCAGGCAAAGACTACGCCGGTGCTAACTTGACCAGTGCTCTGAAGCGCCACGCCATCATGGCAGGTCACAAGTCTGGTATCACGTTCGCGTCCCAGATCGCTAAGGTCGAGTCACTCCAGAACCCAAATGATTTCGGTCAACTGGTTCGCGGCTTGAACGTGTATGGCTACAAGGTCGCTCAGGCTGATTCACTCGCACTGTTACAAGTCGCGGGCTAATTGTAAGTAAGTGGGCGGGGATACTCTCCGCTCACGAATGCTTTGGAGGTAGGCATGGCTATTATCGACGATCTCGTATCGCAAGGGTTATCGCTGAGCCAAGCTCAGATGGTTATTGCAGTGGACGCGGGCACCGCAACGGCTGCGCAATTAGTCGCGCAGGGTTTCTCTAACGTACAAGCGGATGCCATCGTTGCAGTCAATGCAGGCACCCAGACAATTGTTAACTTGGCCGTGAGTGGGCTCTCCTCGACGCAAGATGATGCGATTGTGGCTGCGCTTGCGGTAACAGCGTAATAATGGGCACACTCACCGCGCAGCACGTACTCGACAGAGCTGTTGTTCAGCTTAACGACCTAACGTCCGTGCGGTGGACGCGTGCCGAGCTATTGAAATGGCTAAGTGATGCGCAAAGGGTGCTGTCAATAGCTTGCCCTGACACAACAGCGGCTGTTGGTATGGTTACAACTGTAGCTGGTATTAGACAAAGTATTCCTGCCGATGGCTGGGTGCTGTTAAGAGCCAATCGTAATATGGGTCTATCAGGCGCAACCTCTGGCCGTGTATTGCAATTAGTTGCTGAAGAAGAACTAACAAAAAATAACCCAACTTGGGCTAGTGATACAGCTACAGGAACTGCTGTAGCGTATGCATATACACCAGTACTTAAAAGTACTTTTTGGATTTACCCCCCTGCAGATTCTTCAGGAAACCAGATTGAGGTAGTTTATTCCCGAATCCCTATTGAACTAACAACAGAGTCAACAGTAATTACTGTGTTAGATATATACGCACCAGTGCTTCTTGACTATGTCCTGTACAAAGCTTGCTCAAAAGATTCAGAGTACGCACCGGGGCTTCAACTCGCCCAAGGTTATTTGGCAACATTTAACGCAATGATTGGCGTTATAAATAGGGAGGCCGCACAATGACCGTATTAGCCTCCACCATTATTAATAAAGTAGCTAAGCTTCTAGGCGACCAAAATAATATTAAATGGCTTAGAGTAGAGTTACTTGGGTATCTTAATGACGCGCAGCGGCAGATTGTATTGATGCTGCCGAGCTCTTCGAACACAACCACAACGGTAAAGATGGTTGCGGGGACACGTCAGACTATTCCCTCTGATGGGTGGCTCTTGCTCGATGTGTACCGCAATATGGGTACGGCAGGTGCTACGCCCGGGCGTGCGGTACGTATCATTTCAAAAGAGCTGATGGATGGATTTAATCCTGATTGGCACGCGGACTCCGCCGCAACAATAGTTAAAAATTATCTGTTTGACGAGCAAGACCAGACTGCGTTCTGGGTCTACCCACCGAGCAACGGCAATGGGTATGTACAGATTAACTACTCAAAAGTTCCTGCTGATCTGACGTCTGAGACACAGCCGATCGGACTCAACGATATTTTTCAGACCGTCATTCTTGACTACATCCTATATCGCGCTTACAGCAAGGACGCAGAGTACGCACCCGGACTTCAGCTTGCGCAGGGCTATTGGGCAACATTGACTGCAGCACTCGGTGCAAAAACAAGCGCAGAGACTACGAATTCTCCTAACCTATCGCTAACAGGCGTACGAGGTGCCACCGCACCGGGAGCACAATCATGAGTTCAGTCGCCTACAGTTTGTTTTTACCAGAGGTAATGCAGTACGTCCCCGACGTGCCCGAACTGGTGGCCGAAAACGCCATTCGCAGTGCATGTATTGAATTTTGTGAGCGCACACGTTTTTGGCAAGATGACAGCGATCCAATAACTCTCTCAGCAGGAACGGCAAGCTACGAAGTTGATTTGAGCGCAAGCGTTAAGTTTGTCGACATCATTGAAGCATGGGTTAATGATCGTTTAGTTATTCCTAAAAGCGTAGAGGATCTGACGCGTATCTTTCGCGGCTGCGACTGGCGCTCGCTTGAGGGTACACCCTCCTACATCACGCGCATGATTTCTACTGAGTTAATCATTGTCCCCAAGCCAGCTAAAGCGGGCGAGATTCTACGTATACGCGCAGCCTACGCACCGACACGAACTTCTACGTCCATTAGCCGCACGATTTTTGAAGAGTACCTTGAAGCCATTGCTTACGGTGCACGCGCAAGGCTCTACAACACCCCTAAACAACCATATTTCGATAAAGCTTCTGCGCTTGAGTTTGATAAACGATTCCGTACTGCGATAAGTGAAGCGCGCGTACGTGTTAACCGTGGATTGACACGAGCATCAGGGCAAATCGAATTTCAGCGGATCGCCTGAGCATGACACTCCCAACCTGTAATGTCTTATGCAGTGTATATGATGATGGCGGACAACCCGTAGTGGATGCTGTTATCACAGCAAAGCTAAACCAATACGAAGTTTATTTAGGGTACATCGTTCCGCAGACTATTACGGGAACAACAAATAGTTCTGGACAAGTCACGCTTGTGTTGTGGCCTAACCAGCTCGGCTCCACCGAGTCGATGTATACGATTAAGATTGTGCCACCGGGGGGGAAAAGTCTTACTGTTAATGCTGTGGTGCCTAATGTTTCTTCTACCGAGCTTCATCTGATTGCGGAGCTTCCTGCGTACGACGGAAAGACAGACGGACAGCTTATTCTCGATGCCGCAGTAGCCGCTGGGTCTATTGCTGTTGCTAAGGCTGCTGAAGCCCAAGCCTCGGCCAATGCTGCAGCATCATCACAATCTATCGTCGCAGCCTCAGCAAGCGCATCGGCTTCTTCCGCAGCGAGTTCTGCTACATCGGCATCAACAGCCACAACAAGAGCGTCTCAGGCGTCAACAAGCGCAACAGCTTCTGCTGCAAGCGCCGCAACTGCATCAACAAAAGCTTCTGAGGCTGCTGCAAGTGCCGTATCTGCTGCCGCCGATCGCGTTCAAACAGGTCTTGATAAGGTTCAAACGGCGTCCGATAAAGCAGGTACTAGGTCAGATAGTATACAAACAGGTCTTGACCGTGCCGCAACAGCAGCGGATGTAGTTCAGACCGGATCAGATCGTACGGCGACAGTAGCCAATCGTGCGCAAACAGGGTTAGATCGCGTACAGACGGGGTTAGATCGTACTCAGGTAGGTGTCGATAAATCTGGTACTACAGCGGATCTTGTGCAAACAGGTCTTGACCGAGCTGCCTCAAGTTCATCTGCTTCAGCCGCAGCAAGCTCGGCCACGACAGCCGCAAGCTTAGCATCCACAGCAGCCGCGCAAGCTGGCATTGCGACAGCACAAGCCGTTATTTCTACGACGCAAGCCTCATCAGCGTCTACAAGTGCTTCAGGTGCATCATCAAGCGCCGCCAGTGCTTCGACTAGTGCTTCAACAGCGACCACACAAGCAGGCATTGCAACAACCCAAGCCAGCGCAGCATCTGCAAGCGCAACATCATCCGCATCGAGTGCAACAGCCGCCAACACCAGCGCAGGAGCATCGTCAGGATCAGCAGCACAAGCCCTCGCGATCTACGGTAGTACACAGGCTCAAGCTGATGCTGTAACGGCTGCACAGGCTGCTCAGAGTGCAGCACAAGGGTTTGCAGCAAGTGCCGCTAGTGTGCTCACACAAGACTTGTCAGGTATCGCAGCTCAAGCCCTGCATCGCTCACCAAATGCAGTTACTTCAATGTTTGTGTATGACACAAGCAAAGATTCTGATGGTGGTGCCTGGACTGAGAAATGTCAGCAGACCAGTTGGTATAACGAGAAGCTGAGTGGTACTTGGTTAGGTGCAAACGCTTCAGAGATTCAGGCTAGATTTGCTATCGCATCCGTAACTTCACTAGGAAGAAGCGTATCAAATATTGGAAATAATGGGGGTCAAACTTCACTTTCGATTTCTAATAATGTTCTAACTGTTTCTTGGGTTAGTGGTTCACCTGCTTGGGCTGTAGACACCTTATCTGGACTGACTATCGGATCAGTTTATAAAATTACTGGAACTTTTACTGGAACGGTTAGTTATCTTCGAGTTGGTACATCCGCAGCAAACGGAACTGACTATGCAACAACTGGGCTTCCTATTGTTTTTACTGCTACAGCAACCACAATGTATTTCTCAATCGGAACAACTAGTGGAAATACATTATCTCTTTCAGGTTATCAAGTATCAACCGTTGTCAATACAAACACTAACTCTGGTGATTACTTACAGTTCACGCCAGATGGTAAGTTTTACAGATTGTGGAAGAATTTGCTTAAGTACAGTAACGCACTTACAAACGGGGTATGGAATAGTAGTTACTCTACAGTAACTGCCACTACAGCAACAACTGCCCCAGACGGGTCAAGTACTGCATTTCTATATACAGAAATTGGTTCGAATGGACATAACCGAGTACAGAGTGTGGCTCTTACTGCTGGGATAACCTACACCGTTTCTGCTTACATGAAAAACTCAACAAGAAGATATGGCTCTTTATCTTCTAGTAATTACAACAATTTTACGTCTACGTTTGACTTACAAACACCATCCACAGTTGCAAGTACAGGAGCAACAAGTACGATTACCTCTATAGGTAACGGCTGGTATCTCTGCACCATGACTTTTGTTGCTAACACAACGGTAACATCCACTATTGGGATAGGCTCTAACAATTCAAATAATGGTTTAAATCAGTCGTATGCATTAGATGGAAATACTGATCTTTATTTTTGGCATATACAAATTGAGACTGGTTCTGCGGTTACAGCTTATGAAGATAAATCTGCGGATGGCGCAACAACCGAAGTATTCCGAGGCAACAAAGCTAAGTTTCCAAAGTTGTGTGCAATTGTTGCAGAGGGCGCAAACGTCACTATTTATGATTTGACGGAAGCTGGTAGACCGATGTGGATGCGTGCAGCGGTTGCATCAAATAACAATTGGTGGAATGGAAGCGGATCAATTTCGGCATTGTCTGCTATTAATGCACAAGTATTTATTTCATCTAATGGTAATGGTGGACACATTTTTGAATTCACATCTGACAGTATGAAATTTGCGTATGCCTCCAATGCGGGTCGGCCAAATGGAGGCATTTCTACTCGGCACAATGCGTTGAACTGGATTTATCCTACAAACTATATAGGCATAGCATCTAACACTATTTACGCAGTAGCAATGACCGTTTTACCAGACGCTCCGCTTGACCCCGTAACAGGCTTGCCAGTACCAACAATTGCTGTGGCTACTGTTAGTGGTGTATCTGTAATTAAACATGACGGGTCGTTGGTTACAAAAGCATATGTCTCTGCAACTTGCTACTTTGTTAGTTTTGATGGATACAACTTGCTTGTAAGTGGTGTTGGGCCAGATACATTTAACGGTGCATGGATTTGGAATCTGTTAGATGACTCAGTTCAAAACTATGGAGCATTAGCATTAGTAAAACTAAACAATAATATTGGTGGAGCTAAAACAATCTCCGAAGGTAAATCAAGCGCTGCAATTCAAGGTTCAGGTGTAAATCTTTTACGTCCAAATAAAAGTAATACTAACAAAGCAATTCTTGCAAGAATATATCCAACATACAACACGGGTCATCTGCTTGGTGATATTCGTCGTGCTTACTTAGCAGATAGTGTCGTTGAGAGTATTACTGGCCCAGAATTGGTGGTCAACGGAACATTTAACACCGATGCTTCTGGTTGGACTAGCAGCACTGCCAACGTGTCTGCTGTACGAAACTCATCTGGACAACTTGAAGTCACGAACAACGGCGCAGGATACGTCTATCAAGCCATTACGGTAACGCCAAATGTGCCGCAAGTTTTTTACGGTAATTTTGTTGTGAAAAATGGCGGTGGTCGAGTCTTGCTTGGAAATAGTATCAGTAACGCCGCATATGTAACATTTTCGGGGGCTGGTACTGGGGCGGTGGTTTTTACCCCAACACAATCGACGATTTATCTTTCGCTTGGAGACAGCGGCAACGGCACTGGTGTTGTAAACACTTACGATGATCTAAGCATAAAAATTAAAGTACTTGACCGCAGCTACAAAGCAGCAAGCGCAAATATCTACGGCACTCTCACCAAAGCACTCACAAATACAGCCAATCAAGTCGTAGCCTACTCGGGCTTCAGTACAGCAAATTACTTGCAAGAACCATACAGTGCTGACCTAGATTTTGGTACTGGTGAGTTTAGTGTGAGCACTTGGCTAAATATGCCAACATCGGCTTTGTCAGCTAATTATCCTGTGTACGGTAGTGATCTACTTGCCGGTGCCGGTGCTTTTACAAGCTCTACTGGGTGGACGGGATTAGACGCGGAATGTACTGTGTCAGGTGGATCTCTTACAAAAATCGGTACAGTTACGCATTATGTAACTTATCCGCTTCCAGCGTTAACTCTCGGTGATGTAGTACTGGTGAAGTTTGATGTGACAGTAATTAATGGCAATATACCTGTACGAATTGGTCATGCACCGCAATGGAATAGCAGTGTAAACAACATTACTTCAACTGGTACACATTACAGAATTTTTACTGCCTTTAATATTAATTTTGGAAACGTAGTTGGTTTTGATTTTGGCGGGGGAGTTACAGGCACTATTCAGAATCTCACTGTATTCAAGGTTAAACCATCAACAATTGTTTCAAGAAAATACTCTAGTGGTGCGTATTTTGAAGTTGTCACTTTAGGGCCTGACTACATTCAAGCAAATGCGTTTGATGGTACGACTACACGCACTGTGACGTATCCTGCATTTACTGGGACAAATACAAACCCTGTAATCACTAAGGACACTTGGCAAAAAATACGTGCGGTGTATCGCCCTGATGGATCACTTGCAATATCGGTTAACGGTATTGTTGTCGCAACAACCTACGGCAACCCATTACTTACGCTCAACAATGCCAACGCTGTCCTGACAATTGGCAACAGCTACGCGCTCGATGCTCCATTCCCTGGCTCACTTGCAATGCTTAAACTCAGTGCAACCGCGCCGACACAAGAACAGTCTACGTTCATGTACGAGCAGGAAAAGCAAATGTTCCGCGACGGTGCAAATTGTCTGCTACCTGATGCCAATACAATTGTTGATTTGGCTTACGACGAAGTGACGGACAAGTGGATTTCTGTATCCGCAACTAACGAGGCATCGTGGACGGGTCTGGTTCGCACCGCTGTCACAGCAGTCCCTGCTGGATCGTATTCAAAAGTACAGGCCGGTGGTGGAGTTAAGCTCAATGCACGCTCTACAACAAGTCCTGGGGTTGATGTAACGATTCCTGCCTATGGTCTTAGAGAAGAGCTAGTCAAGCGTGGTGAAGCTGCTGCAAGACTGTCACGATTGCAGCAAGTGTTCGACTATATCGGTGGCTTTACTTGCACAACGGTCACAGGCAATACCGCTGTAACTGCTGTTGCTGGCTCAGGATACCCTGCACAGACAACGATCAAAAACGCTGTTATCACAGGTGTAGGTATTCCTGCATCAACCTACATTGTCGATCTGGTAGGCACTACAGCGTATCTCTCAGCTAAAGCTACAGGGAGCGGATCAGCGGCACTGATTAGCTTCACAGACTTTGTGCTTCCAGTTGGCTACGAAACAGTACAAGTTTCAGCTGCTGGTGTGGTCAAGACTGAAGGTTCAACAAAAGACTACACAAGACTGTTTGATGGTTTCCGAGAAACAATCAGGTTCGGTACAGCTCCGGGCTACAACGTCGCAGTACAAATTCGTGCCGTAAGGAGTGCAACATGAGTTTCATTAATCTAATGGCAAATGACATTTGGTCAGCGACGGATATTGCAAACAAAGTCCAAGCAATCATCCGATCAAAAGTGTCTGCAACCGATGAATTAAAGGCAGCACGGCTTTATCGTAAAGAGTCTATGTCTGACTCTGAACGCGCATTTATATCGGCTTGTGATGCGGCTGTGGTGGATTCGCTGGCAGAAGGTAAAGCCGCAACTGAAGACATGGTTCTACTCTTGCAAGTGCTGGAATTAGAGAAGGCATCGGCTCGACTTGCGCTGCCCGTCATTGAAGAAGAACTCAATGAAGTCGGACTGGTTACAAACCAAGAAGCTATTGATGCTGATTTGCTCGAGCGAACCAATGCTCAGGCTGTAGTAGATGCCGGAAGCGTTGAAGCCAAAGCTTTATTTGATCTTCGAAATCCGTATGCCGAGCCTGAGCCAGAACTAGAACCAGTGCTTGACGAGAATGTTAGTGATTTGTTAGTAGCTGACTCATAAATTTTGATCCAAAGGGTACATCATGCGGTTAAAATCAGGGTGGCAGTTGATCTTACGAAAAGCTTGGAGTGTTAGGTTTTCTGCGCTATCAATTATCTTTGCTATTGCCGATGTCACTCTTCCTTTGTTTGGAGATGTTATCCCGCGCAATACATTTGCAATTCTGCTTGGGGCTACCGCTGCAGGGTCAATTATTGCAAGGCTGGTAGCACAGACCAATCTGAGTAATTAACATGATCCCACCTATGATTGATCCAATCCAATACGGCGCATTAACAGCTAAAGTCGAGAGCCTTGAGCGCAAAGTTGACAAGCTGGAAATTGGCATGGCACAGCTTCTGGAACTCGCTAACAAATCAAAAGGTGGTTTCTGGGCGGGCATGGCTATAGCCAGCTTTGCGGGAGGAGTCGTCACATGGCTAACGTCGATATTCAGCCACAAGCTCTAAGTCGATCAAGCAAAGTACGGGTCGCTGCAGCGTCACTGACGGTTAGTATCGCAGCCCTCGCAGGCATTGCAGCACATGAAGGATATGTCGGTCACGCTTATAAAGACCCAGTAGGTGTCTGGACAATTGGTTACGGTGAGACACGCGGAGTAGTAGCTGGACAAACCACAACACGAGAACGCGCTCTGGTACAGCTTTCGGAAAGCGCTAGTGCACATGCCAAGGGTATGGTCGCGTGTATTAAGGTTCCAATCTCACAGGGAGAGTTTGATGCGTATACCGACTTTACTTACAACATTGGAATTGCTGGTTTTTGCCGCTCCAGCGTGGCTACTAAGCTCAACGCTGCTGATTACGAGGGTGCTTGCGCGGAGCTATTAAAGTTCGTGTACGCCAAGGGTAAAGTGCTGCCCGGGCTGGTCACACGGCGCAAAAAGGAGTACGAGACATGCTTGCGTTCTTAAGTCTCAACAAAGCTGCTGTCGCAGGCGCAATCATGCTTGTAGCGTTTGCAATGGGCTGGACAGTGAACGGTTGGCGCTGGAGTAGTAAAGCCCAAGAGCTAGCAGCCTCTTACACCAAAGCAAGTGTGGAAGCCGAGAAGAAGTCCCGACTGCAGGAGCGATCCATCCAAGCTGCTGCCGATACAGAAAGGAGCAGGAAAGATGCTGAAATTACTATTGTCCGTGGTCAGCTTGACACTGCTCTTATCGAGTTGCGCCGTCGTCCCCCCCGTGGTGCAAACCTGCCCAGTGCTTCCGGAACTTGCCCCGCTGCCACCGGCGCTCAATTATCAAGAGAGGATGCAGAGTTTCTTGCAAGGGAATCTGCCCGAGCAAACGAAATGAAAGCTGCATTGTTAGCTTGTTATGGCACTTATAATGCGGCACGAAATAGTATGCGTTAGCTCCTGAGTATGGCATAATGAAATACCTAGCGGTATCAAGGGCGAGTCACGCCTACATCGTACGTGTACAAAGGGTAGGCCATGACTTATCTCAAACTGGAAGAATTTTCTGGAGTTGTTCCTAAACTAGGGCCCACATCCCTCGATGCTACGCAAGCGCAAATTGCTAGAAACGTAAAGTTGCAGTCAGGAGAGCTTCGCTCTTGGGGCACTCCAACTCTCGCGTTTACGCCAGCGACCAACAACACAAAAACTATATTTAAGTTTGAAGGCGCGGCAGGGACAACACCCATCTGGTTGGAATGGACTGATGATGTAGATATTGTTCTCGGGCCTGTTGCTGATACCGGTGAGTATCGGCTTTATTTTTCCTCTACAAGTTTTAGCCCGAGAAAGACTAATTGGCTAATGGCTAATAACAGCGGCGTGGGTACACCTCCATTCCCAAGTGCATGGTTTGAGCTTGGCGTGCCAACACCGACAAGTGCGCCGATTGCTCTCGCGGCGGGAACAGGTACTGCACCGATCGAAACCCGTGCGTACGTATATACACATGTAACAGAATTCGGCCTTGTCGCTGAAGAGTCTGCACCCAGTCCTGCTGTTATCGTAAACGCTAACTACAGCGGAGATGCTGTCACTATCTCTGGATTTGCTACGCCGCCAACAGGAAACTACAACTTTAAGTATCGACGGATATACCGAACCGTCTCTGGCAACGCATCAAGCGGCTATCAACTTGTGGCTGAGATACCGATCGCTAATTCGTCCTATGTAGATACTAAAGCTGCTATCAATCTGGGCAAAGTACTAGATACTTTTTACTACACACCGCCGCCATCTGGATTGCACGGGCTTGTCACACTACCAAACGGAATTGTTGCAGGATTTACTGGTAACGAAATTTGGTTCTGCGAGCCGTACATGCCTCATGCGTGGCCTCAAAAATACATGTTAACCACCGATTACCCAATTGTCGGGCTGGGTGTGTTTGGGAACAGTCTGTTCGTTGGTACTACAAAAAATCCGTACATTGTTTCGGGCTCAGATCCAAATTCCATGTCGCAAAATAAATTGCCCATGCTGCAGCCATGTGTGTCTAAACGATCTATCACGTCAGATCAGTTCGGTGTTTTGTATGCAAGCGCAAACGGAATCGTTGCCATTAACCTTGGCTACCAAGATGTTGTCACGACGCAGTTCTATAGTCGAGACGAATGGCAGGCGCTAAACCCGAGCTCCATGATTGGCATCTTGTACAACAACATGTATTTTGGTTTTTACAATGTTGGCGGTGTGTACGATGCGCTCGTGTTAACACGTAACGATAAACCTCCGCTCGCCAATTTTGATTTTCCCGCGCGAGCGGTATTCATAGAAGCTACGACCGGTGCGTTGAGTGCCGTATCTGCGGTAGACAATAAGGTTTACACAATAGATGCCGATAAGTCACAGTCTGTTCTGTATAAATGGCGATCTAAAAAATTCATCATGCCCGCTGCGCTTAACTTTGCGGCTATGCAGGTGTTTGCAGATTATACGTACATGGCGGCTGTAGGAGGCCGATACATAAACATAAAAGTTTATGCCGACGATGCGCTGGTATTTAACTCAAACATATTGAACCAAAACATAGTTCGAATGGCTGCGGGTTTTCGCGCCAATAACTGGGAGGTAGAGATCACGGGTAATGTACCGGTGCGTGGAGTGACACTCGCCACTTCAGTGGCTGAGCTTAAGGCGATCTAATATGGCACAAATATCACTCCCCGGCATACCCGCTGTTATTGGCTTGAAAGACCCGATTGCTGCCAACATCATCCAGCAACTAAAAGAAAGTGTTGAGATAATGAGTACGGCTCTAGCTGCGCAGCTAGCTTCCGGTGGTGTCATTACCTTTGGTACAGGTGAAGCGGGTACTGGTTTACCCAACGGTTTTTTTAACCCCGACGGATACGATCCACTGACCGATTATGCGCCACCCCCTGCACCCACAAACGTGACTGCTGGTGGAGCATTTATAAATATAATTCTCGAGTGGGACGTCCCAAAATACAAGAACCATGCGTACGCCGAGATTTGGAAGTCTAGCGTAAACGTACTGGGTAGTGCTGTAAAAGTTGGTTTCACACAGGGTGCAGTCTACGCCGACGCAGTTGGTTCGGGCAAGTCGTTTTACTACTGGGTACGATTTGTATCACAGGCGAATGTTACTGGGCCTTACCACAGCACGGTAGGCACCTTTGCACAGACCGCACCCGATATTGCGTTTCTGTTAGAGCAGCTTACAGGCAGCATTACGCAGGGTCAGCTATATACGGCTCTTAGCGATCGTATTAATCTAATAGATGGGCCAGCCAGCCTGACAAACAGTGTTGCTGCGAAGTTAGCTGCCGAAGCCTTAGCTCGAGCTAATGCCATTACGCTAGAAGTTACCAATAGAACCTCTGCTTTAGCAGCAGAATCATCTGCACGAATTTCAGCCATTACTTCTGAGTCGAACACAAGGGCATCGGCTATCGCAGCGGAAGCGGTTGCTAGGACTGCTGAAATTTCTGCAAGCGTCGGCACGGAGGCTAGTGCAAGGGAAACGCTTGCAGCACAGCTTCGTGGGAATTACTCTGGCAATGATGTTAATTCCGTTACGACCGGACTTATTTATTCTGAAAGGCAGGCTCGCGTTACAGCGGATTCAGCATTAGCTACAAGAATAGAGTCTTTGGTTGCGGCGTCTTCTGGTGATTTTGCAAATTTTTATGCGGTACTTTCAAGCGAGCAAACCGCCAGAATATCTGGTGACACAGCTAACGCTTCAAGCATTAACGTCCTCCAAAGTCGGGTTGATAACCTTAAAGATAAAACCGGAGCAGTAACAGGTAAGTCTCTTGAAGCTACGATTGTAGACAACAAGCAGGCGCAAGTAGATGCGGATAGTGCTTTGAGCACATCAGTTTCGTCTCTTAGTTCAACAGTTAATAGCAATAACGCTGCGTTAACATCGTCCATCGCTAGTGAGGCAACCACTCGCGCTACGGCTGACTCCGCTAATGCAAGTAATATTTCTGGCGTAACAGCAAGGCTCGATGATTTAAAAAATTCTTCCGGCGTATCAACTGGCAAAACTATAGAAGCCACAATTGTTGATAACAAAAAAGCCCAAGTTGATGGGGACGCTGCGCTGTCATCTAGTTTTAGCAGCTTATCGTCTACGGTATCTTCAAACTTCAGCGCGGTTAATTCTTCAATTGCCTCCGAAGCAAGCACTAGGGCTACCGCAGTATCTGCCGTTACTTCCGACGTATCGTCAATACAAGCAAGATTAGATAATGTAAAAGACAAGTCTGGCGTAACAACAAATAAATCTATTGAAGCCACGATCGTAGATAATAAGCAAGCTCAGGTGGATGCTGACTCTGCCATTTCAAGTTCTGTTTCCGCGCTTCAAGCTACAGTTCAGGGCAACCTTAGTACTGTTAATTCGGCTATTACTTCAGAAGCGACTACAAGAGCCAATGCAGACACAGCTGAGGCTACGGCTAGAACAGCTCTCGCCGCTCGTGTAACAACGGTTGAAGGGTCTACTGCGGCGAATAGTTCGGC